CAAGCAATATATCGAGCAACAGCAAACACCAATTTAGGAAACAACCAAAGGCAAGGATGCCTACGGCATCCGCGCTATCCTTCCCCGCCCTGAACGGCGGGGCTTGCCGCGCATCTGGTCAATCTGTTGACCCTTGCTGGAGCGCTCTTTAATTACAGCAGCAATTCCACCTTTGCCAAAGAACCTGGCAGCGTTACGTTTGGCAGCTTCATCGTACTTTTGTCGTACAGACTTCATAGCTTTCTCCTGAAATTAATGTATTGGTTTTGCAAGTCTTATAGGCTTACAATTATCTTATACCACTGAGGTTAAGGATAATTGACCCAATCTACTTCCAAATAGGCGGTACCGTAGTTGGAAATACAGTTGGATCCTCACCGTGGAAAAGTACACCGGCCAAGTTCATTATTGAAGTGGCTTTAGGTATGCTCAACATCTTCACTTCTGAACGAAGGATCGGTCCCTCGGGGTGATACTTCTCCGGTATCTTTGATAACTCTTCCTTGGTCAAGTTTCTCAACTGTTCTTCCTTGCGGAAGTATGCACCCTTCTTCAGCCAGTGATCCAAGTTCTCCCAATGAATACCCTTGGATTCTAACATAGCCAGACGATCTTTGGTACTCTTACCATGTAACTCGGCTACACTGAAATGACAGGATGCCAACATGGATATACTGTTCTTAGTAGCATCCATTTCTCTCCACATGAGGTTTTCAGCAGCAGTCTCCTCATCAGGAACTTGCCAAATGCGGCAATCAAAGGTTGGCATTACCTTACCAAACCGATCGCGGAATTGTTGTATCCAGTCATAGAATACTACAGATGCCATAGAGGATAGGGTTGAAGTAAGCTTAAGTACATTGCCATCAAACATGTCTGTACCTTTGCCCCAAACAAGGGAGATCTCATCACTCTGTGTATACACCAGGTCTGGGTGGAATGATCCCAATAAGTGTTTAGCTGTTGAAGTCATCCCTATGTTAATATCGATATCGAAAGGTTTGATAGCGTTCTTAGTGAAGGTATGAAACGCTCTGCCGTCTAGCCTAGCTATTACCGGGACTCCAGGGATAAGGATCTGCCCAGCATAGATACCCTCGAACTTCTTATGTTTATCACCTAGACTGTCAAAGTATAGGCTCTGTTTAGTTCTTTGCTGCATCAAATATCTCCTTCGGTACTTTGATTTTATAACCCAGTTTACTAGCTATAAGACAACGCATAGCAGCCACCACCATAGTAGGACCATCTCCTATGGGTAGAGAGGTGGAGTTATAAAAACACTGCCAGGATTTTACTCCGTTAGTGTAAACTACGGTACTTTGAATAAACTCACTTTCAATAAGGTTAATAAGCTCCCGGGTATTAACATGGGAGGGAATAAAGAATGGCTCATTACCATCTTCCCAAGTCGTATAGAAGTAACAGAGTCTACCTACACACATGCCTACTCTCTTACCCTGAGCCTGGGCCACTAGGTAAGCTAGTAATATCCCTTCTACTTCTTGGACGTTAACTTCCACTGTTTCTGTCTTCATTTTTCCCCTCTATGACTGGATACCTACTTAACATATTTAACATGGCCAACGCCAATCCAGTTCTACCATGCCCTATATGAGCTATGGTCCCCACATTCATAACGTTCACAGACTTATACTGTCCACAGTCCTCCGGCTGTTCCTTGAACATGTAGCAGTGACCATCCCCGTTTACGTTCATCCTTTTGTAATCACAAGTATCACAATTAGGGCCAAGCCTTTCAGCCTTACGGTACATATATGCTCGGAACTCAACACAGCTTCGAATAAACCTTGGACGATATTCAGGTAGTGATGTATGATGAGGCTTTTGGTGACCACGCTTCCTACTCTGCATAAGGCTACGGCGATACGTGGCATACGTAGTTTTAACGAAGTCCATAGCAGCCTGACTTCCGTCACGATCTTCTATGAATGCTATACGTTGTTGTTCTGAGTTCATTTCACCCCCTTCATCCCTACTCTATTGGCTCTTTCAAGTTCAAGTCTGCCTATCCAGTTTGAGTAAAAGGACGCCATTCGTACCCTACTCTCCTCGCTAAGGTTATCCAGGGACTCCCTAGCATGCTTAAGTTCCGACTCAATCTCTAGGTACGTCTTACTGGCATAGTGTGCATCGGCGTCCCATTTTGAAGAATTATGTCCCATATATGTTTACCTAAATCAAAGCCCTTTCGGGCGTATGGTCGGACTCGAACCGACAGCTTGACGTTACCGTCACTTCCTACCAATTGAAATACATACTGATTCATATTAGTCTTATACCAAGAAAACATACAAATAATTAAGGCCTCCGAAGAGGCCCTAACTATAAAACACTACTTGGAGTTGTTTAGACTTCCAAGTTACTAGACTGGCGGAAGCGAACGGTCTTCCTGGCTGGAATTTGCAGGGCCGCGCCAGTGTTGGGGTTACGACCAGTCCTGGCTTGGCGGTTGATAACCTTTAGCTTGCCGATTCCAGAGAATGTGAATTCTCCATTATCAGTTAGACCTCTACGCATTACTATCAGGAGTGCATCCAGATTACGCTCAGCTTGAGCCTTAGAAATACCACTTGTTGTTGCCAATGCCTCTATGATTGCTTGTTTATTCATGTTTCTTCTCTCTTATTATTGTTATGTTATTGATGTTTCAAAGGCTTTAGAACTGCCATCAAACCGAATGTCTGATTAACCGGAGCCAGTTGTTTACTGTAGGCTTCACGTACTGCATAGAATTCATCATCTGCATACACTATACCTAAAGAGGGTTTATGGCCCCATTTTTTAATATCCCATCCTGAATCAGGATAAATGTAAAATCTTGCATTACCGTGACCATAGAAGTTACGGTAATTCTGAAGACCTTGTGGTTTGCGGTTAATCCAAGCCTTCTTCTTTGCTACAGTTACTGCCACTACTGGTACTACACTATTTACTTCACTCATTTTCCCGTCTCCGGTGTTGTTAATGAAGGTTGAATTATGGATTAATTTAAAAAAGAAGTCAAGCGAAATCTAGATACTTCTTCGATTTCGCTATAACGACTTTACCTATCTTCGTATCCTGCTATGCTCTTAATGTAACTAGGGGCCTTACTAACATCTATCTGTAATACCTCTCGTCTATGTAGCCCTAAGATAGCAGTAACTCTGTCCTTTAGATAGTAAGGCTCATCCCTTATGGCAGCTAGTACGGCATTCCTGGAAAATGGGAATGTTCCTCTACACGAATCAGATACTGCTTTATACACTGCTGAAAACCATATGCTTAAAGTAGTGCCGGTAACACTAATATGATTCTCATTAACAGTTCTAGCATTACCCTCCTTAACCATGAGGTGTTCAACCTCCTCAAAAAACTGAGCTACAGTAGACTCACTTTTTTGAACCGAGCTATCCATAGTGGAGGTTTCGTATAAGTACTTACGCATGTCGAATCCAGGGAGATACTTATTAGCCAGACGTATTGCGAATATACCTACTATAGCCCAACTCTTAGACTTACGGGCAGAGCCTTTCGTAGCTTCATGAATCTCTTTGTCTAGCTTGCGTATCTCGTTCCTTAATACCTCATGGTCTTCTCTTACTGACTCAAGGATCCATTTATACCCCACCGCTGACAGTAACTCCCTATTCTCATCAAACCACCTGAAAGAATTATCTGTTTCACGACCTGCTCCCTCCATATTCTTAAGTCTTACCACTAAACAACGTTCTTTAGTAGCGGGGTCAGTGAACTGGTCTTCCCCAGAGAACATCATACAACATCTAATCACACGTTCCTTAATAGTATGTCCATCTTTAGTACCTAACGGTCTACTACCCCTATCAAAGAAGTCACGCAATGCACTTTGGTGCTCTGCAGTCTCCTTATCAGCACGTATCTCATCAACCCATAGGGGTAAAGATGCGTAATAACCAGCCTTAAGGGCTAAACCTACTCCAGACTTAATCTGCGCCACAGCCGTACGAGTTCTAGCCAAGTCATACAAGTCCATTATCCATGAACATACTGATCCCTTACCTTGTCCAGCCGTTCCCCACACAAATAACATGGGGAAGTTTCGATTCATCTTGAAGATAGTATTAGAATACGCACAGGCATTCATCCACCCTAACATTATCAAGGCTTCACCAGGATCATTCAAGTTAGCTACTAAGTGTCTAACTACATTACCAGTAAGCTCTTCTCGCTCCTCTTCTGTAAGCCCATCATTCAGCCTAGGGATGTTCATGTCTTCACCATCTAAATGGTTACTAGTGTTAAGGGACTCAGGCTTCAGCCCCGTTAACTTACCGCTTAACCACGTAATACCAGTATCATCGGGTTTAATCACAGAACCAGTATCAGACACGAACATATTTCTAAATATCCAACCACGCTGCCTATCTACCCTGCCTACCATACGTGTAGTCCTAACCTCATTATTACCCTTGGAGAATACTAACTCCCAAGTAGCTGAAAGGTCAGCATCTGTACCACCAAAATCTGCGTCTGCAGCTTCAGCCAATAATGACCTAAAGGAGCGTATGGACGTCTTGGTATCAGAGTTAACGTGTATGGATTCACTGGTCTTACCAGTCTCCTTAATTACACGAATCTCCCTGGTACGATGGCCTTCATCGTCTACAAATACGTTAAGAAGGCGAATAACACAGTTGCTTATCTTACGATAAGATGGTTCACCATCTTTGAATACTAGTTTGTAATAACATCCGTTCTTCTCGATAATGGAGTTATTAGTAAGAGCCCCTTCACCTTCACCCTCTACTTTCACGGACCTATTCATTGATTCTATTGTCTGACCTACCAACGGTATAGCCGTTGTAGATGTAATGCCGGATGAGATGATAATTGACGAGCTTGCCTTGACCGTAGTTACGTTGTCATTCAAGAATTTAACAATATCAACCCCGCCCAGTGATAGGTGATCATCTATATCCTTACCTTCAGGGGGAAGTACATGAGTGAGGCTCTTAAAGTTACCTTTAATCTTCTCCATTTTTTCACGGTACTTATCACCCGCAGCATCAGGATCAAACGCGGTTACTATGTGCTTAGAACTTAGGTTCTCTCTAAGCCAGTCCAACTGACTACCGCTAATTTGGCCTATAGTACCTATTACTGATAGCTTTGATGGGTCAGAGTTTTCCCAAGAACTAATTACATCATTCTCACCTTCAACTATAAGAATAGAATCCGCCAAGCGAGTGGAATCCTGACCATAAAACGTTGTGCCGTTAAGCACAAATTTATTAGGTAGTTGATACGCAATCTTCTTGTTTGGATCTTTAAATGTAAAATGGCTAACCTTACCCTTACAGATGTGGGGGTAGATGAAACAATCATTAGGTAGGAAATCCTTACCTGTCTTGTTGTGTTTAAGGCCAGCCTCTAGTAATAGCTCAGGATCGTATCCTAGGCTCTCCAGGAACTCTATGAGGCCACCATCCGACCAACCAACTTGGAAGTGTTCTAGGGCCTCTACAGAGTGTTTACGGACCCTTGTCTGATACTCCATAGGAGTCATCCCACTAAGTTTCTTCTGAGGGGAATTACAAGACCCTAAAAAGCAAGTTCTATAGTAATTAGCTGCGGCAGTAAATACATCCTGAGTTGGGTTAAAGTCCCTAGGTAACTCTATAGAGTATTCCTTAGCTAATTCCCTAGCAGCTTCTACTAAAGATATCTTCTTACGTTCTGACCTCCACTGGATCACATCACCATGCGAGTCACAACTGAAACAGTGGTAAATGTTGTCTGAATAGTCTTCGGGGTTGCGACTACTCTTAATTTTGAAGCAATCCATGTGTCCACAGAATGGACAGCCACCCTGATCCTGCTCATCAACTATAGCAAAAGTGTCTGTACCGGCTTCTTTTAAATCTAAATCTAAATCTTTGGAGATGACTTCTAACAAGTCAACTTTTGACTTTATGGTGTTAAACATTGTTTGTTCCCTAATTGGTTTTGCTAACCCAATTCTAGCAGGGTCAGGGTCTGAGGTAAAGAGGAAGATAGACTAACTGAGTAGTTAGTCTACCTTCTTGATAGTAAAGTACTTTTTAGTACTCAATTCATTTTCTTTTAGAAGTCCAGCTTTACATTCTTCATCAAATTCACAATACTGACAGGGGTTACCTCTTACGTGCTTAAAAAACCCACGCTCTTTAGTAGTATCAATTGCCCCGTTAATTCTCCAATCCAAATCCACACGGAGATCTTTTTCGATGGTAGCACGGTCTTTATAATCCCCCCAAACTACTTTACCCTCTTTGATGAAGTGAATACCCGATTGTGCTCCAGTAACCGGCTCAATGCCGTGATGGAACAATACCTTATATGTATCTAGCTGAGGCTGGTAGTTCTTAGTAGTGTTATTAAACTCACCACCACCGTGCTTATGGTCAATGATAAGTAGGTCAGATGATTTATGATAAGCAACTTCTAATTGAATAATCAAGTCAATGATACCTCTAAAGTATACGTCCTCACCGAAGAATCCAGTAGGTTCATAGTCTTTAGTGATGCCGATCTTCAACTCAGTATGGATACGTTTAACCTTAAGGTTAGTATGCATAGTATCCATCCTTCTGGAGAAATCACTAATAGTTCCAATTAAGGTCTTGATACGCTCATCCCATTGTTCTTGAGTCAGAGATGCTTTACCGAAACCTCCAGCCTTAGCACCTACTATTTCCCTCTCCGCTTCCTTAAACGCAGTTGTTATGTCCCTACCCTTCATTATCAGCTCTAGGATCCTATGGGCACTAGTACCTACATCTGATATCAAGGTATCACGTACCATGTAATCACGCTTTACCTTTAGAATATACTTTAGATAAAACTGATACGGACACTGCTTAAGCATTTTTAGCTTGGAGAATGACCAGGGGCCTAGAGCGTATCTATCCAGTACTATATCTGAGCATTTGGATTCTGCTACACTAATATCGTTCAAAAGCCTATTTGTATTAGTTAAGGTAGTATTCATTAATGTATCACTATATTTCCAGTTCCATGTAACTCGGTGGAACTTATTGTGCTGTTCTTAGGAGTACTATAGATTAATGTTTGCCCCGTTAAAGCCGCCATCAACTCCAGCACTCCTTCAACTCTTTCTTCCGTCATGTATTCCGGTAGCAGTTTTACCCCGGTTTCAGACAGGTAGTCCAGGTATAAGAACCTGAACTTATGAGATACCACTGTGACTAAGGCCACAGAAGCCTTAAGTATCCTAATAATAGGTAAATCATAGATGGGGTCAACCACTATATCACTACCCGGGGTAGATCTTACCATTCTAGCCGGAGCTCCAACTAAAAAAGAGTCTTCGGTTTCTATAATAGAAACTCCGAAAACTACCTTACCATCAACTAGATAGAAGCATCTACACTTGGGGTACTTGTCACTTTGAAAATTATCCGTTAATTCAATAACCTGCTTCATATGAAGTGGTAGATTATCAAAGTTTACTTCGTTCCTAGTAGCCATATTCATTATTGTTATTATTATAATGAGGGCCGCATTTAGCGACCCCCTGACAGTTACACTGAATACTTCTTAGCCGAATCAGAAACTACGCCCTCTACCGACACTGTGATAGCAGGAGTAGCTGAAGCATTGTCACTCAGTAGAACTGGAGCAATGTCTCCTCGTGCACGTTTATCCATGATGTTCTTATGGAATACGTCTAGCATTTCCTTACGGTCACTGTTAATACCCTTGAAGATTTCATAGACAAATGCCTTATTCTCTTCCGGTACATCACGCTGACTAGCTTCGTTATAGTACTCTATGTTGAAGGATTCCACCTGCTTGTACTTAGCGTTAGTCTTAGTACTTACACCGTATTTCCTAGAATACAGCTGTTTTCCCGAATCCTTAATCTTACCAAACCACTCTTTACCAATAGCATAGTTAGTCTTGGAGAAAGAGATTTTGAACACATCGCTCAAATCTGCTTTGATGACCATGAATTCATAGGTCATTCCGCACTCAGAACGCCTAGTTTCCTCGTTCCACCGTGAATGAGGACACGTTTTGCAGTCATAACCGAGGTATCCTACTTTAGCATCGGGGCTAGAACAAATCAATTTTGCCTCATTTTGGTCGGGGGACCAAAATTGACGGCCATTCCATACCCCCATAGGGATAACGTCCAATGGTTGGGATACCACGGAGTCTCCTAGTACTAGACTACCTATTGATGCCCCCTTAGGCAATTTGCTACGATCTGTAGTTGCTTGTACCAACTTAACGTTAGTAGGCCTCCAACGAGCACGCTCCGGATCATCACCCAGACCTTCAATTACAGAGGTCATTTTCTCCACTAAAGCAACTGCATTTGCTTGTACGTCACGTGGTAGGGATGCGGCCAGGGCTTTCAGGTTTTCTACATTTGATGTCATGTTATTTCTCTTTATAGTTATAGTTTTATATATGACTTACTCTCAACAATCTCCCGGAGTTCACTAAATGTCAAACCCCAATTGTCGTAAATCCTTTGTGATACATTGCCAGAATTGTACTCTTCCAAATCACCATCTGTCAAGGTAATAGTACCGTTTTTTTCAATCATGATACTCTTCCCAATCTGTTATACCAAAGACTAGGTATTTAATGAACCTAGATACTCTGGTATTTCTACCTTAGAAATCCTGACGTTATTACTAACAGGAGTTTCTAGCATGGGGGTCAAGATTACCGCCACCATGTCTTTAAGGGTATCTTCCTTGTTGCTTTCTACCCTCATTACCGATACCACCACTATAGCATCTTTTAGTACTTTAACGCTAGCGGTTTCGCTTACCCCACTGTCAGAACCGAGGGAACTGATCATGGAGTCTAACTCATGTGCTACTGAATCCGTTACTCTATAATGGGCATTCATACTGCACTCTCCTTAGCATTGACTTCAATAACCATACGCTTGCTATCTACATAACCCCCACGCTTAGGGTGAGTACCCATAATCATGACTCGTAGGTTATCTATAACATTCAAGTCCTCTTTGCTACCGTTACTAGACTCGAATGAAAATGCCAGCTTACCAGTCTTTTCGTCTTCCTGCATTTCTACTTTAACCATGATTACTTCCCTGCTGGACGTTTGTCCAACCCTTTTTCTTTAAGCATTGCTGCTATGTCATCCATATGAAGACAGTCGCATAGACATGCTCCAGTAAACGACTGTGTCCTATCGTTGGCTATCATGCCATTACAGTAGTCGTTACCGGGCACCGCTCTAATTAATACCCCAGTATTAGTTATCTGCCCTATGTCGTTAATCTGAACTATTTCGTCGCCATTCTTTGCTTCTCTAAAATTTCTATAGTGCATCTTGTATTACCTCATTAGTTAACTGTATGCTTCTCTAATTATATTATCTACATTCTCCTGAAGAGTATTAGACAAATAGAAATTAGAAAATCTCTTATCATCTGTTACCTCCTTAATCGCAAAGACTGGTGTCTTGAAATTAGTGAAATCCTCTTCAGATTTAAATTCCACTTCCCCGACCACCAGTCCTTCATGCCTACCCTTAAATACATCTACTTCCAGGATATGGCCTTCCTGACCTAGGATTATATCATACCTAACCTTGGAAATAGTAGAACTACACGAGTTAAACAGCTCTACAGCGTGAAAGTAAGGTATTAAATACTCATACTCGTTTAACCCAGGTAATCCTTCCCCCCTATTAGTCTTTATAGTTAAGTATCCCCCTGAGGTAGTGCGACTACCCCCGGAAGTCCTACATAGCCTTACCCTTATTACAGACCTAGGCCCCTCATTTAAATACCCTTGAGATATTTCTCTAGAACGCATGTAGGGCTTGTCTTCCATGAAGTTACTAGGTAATATAAATTTACGCTCTATTTCTATGCTCATACCGTATCATACACCTCTTCTAATATTTTGGAGAGGATCATATCCTCTGTCTCATGGTCATATTTATCATACGAGTACATGTATGCGAATGCTGAAGGCCAATACTCTATCTCAGAACCTAATGAAGATATGCGTTTAGCCATGTAATCTATCAGGTTATGGGTTATAGGCACACCAACCATATCTCTTCTCAACATCCTACCGGCTAACGTCTCTAGGCTTCCACCAATGTAAATGGATATGAGACGTATCTCATTATCATTACAGTATTGGCTTATCTGCTTAAGTCCATTAGGCTCAACTACAATTACGGGTGTGGCTTTACTACTATGAATGGCATCAACCTCTTCTGTAGAGAGCCCGTAATAGCAATTATTAAAAGTAACATGCTCAACGAACTTCCATTCCTTTAGCATCTGCTTAAACTCTTGTTCAGATATGAAGTGGTAATCCTTACCGGGCTCTTCCCCTGCACGAGGCTTACGAGTAGTATGACTGGTTATATTCCTGAACCCATGTTCATCCATTAACTTATTAGCTAATGTAGATTTACCGCTCCCACTAGGTCCGGTTAGTGTTACTATTGTTTTTCTCATAGCTATAAAAACCCTTATTTAACGACTAAGATGAGAGTTTACTCCCTCTTGTTAGATAGGTCAAGAATCTCATATAACCTCCTGTTATTTCAGTTGTAATTTAAAAAATCATATGGTAGAATCGGATTCATGACAAATCACCTATCATCCTACTATGAACAAATATGTAAAGCCTCGATGCTTAAACGGGAAGAAGAGTATGATCTATTTCTAGAGTTACAGGATGATGGTGTACCAGAATCCCAAAAGGAAAAAATTAGAGAGAAGATAATTAAGGCCAACTTAAGATTCGTATTTAAAAGGGCTAAGTACTTCTCTAAAAACAAGCCTAACTTGTTTAAAGAACTTATAGCCGCAGGTAATGAGGGTTTACTCGTAGGCCTGCATAAATATATACCGAGTACGGATGTTAAATTCCTCTCATACGCTGGATTCTGGATTGATCAGAGAATAAAAAACCATATGTCCCATATGAGGATAGTATCCCTACCAATATGGAAGCAACAACTAGCAGCTAGGATAGAAAAATTTGCAAGCAAGTTAGACCATGAACCACTTATGGTGGAGCTAAAAGAAGCATTCCCAGAAACCCCAGAAAAACACTTAGAAGACCTACATAAAACAAAGTATCTTACATTCTACCTTGAGGATATGAATAGTGAGGACCCCTCCTTTCAAATAGACCCAATCGGAACTGAAGTGGAGTCAAGATTAGATAAGGAGAGGCTATATGCAATTATACAAGAGCTTCCATCTCCCCAACGGGAAGTTATAGAACTCTACTACGGATTGTCTGTAAACTCTGATGAAGAAATGAGTAATGCTAGTATAGCTGAGGAACTTCGACTATCAAAAGAGCAGGTTCGCCAGTATAGAAAAGAGGGTCTAGCCTCCCTTAAGATAATGTTAACTCCGGCTTTACGTAGCGGTTCTTAGTCTTTATAGTATTTCCAAGAATCCCAATTCCAAGACGGAGCTTTTTTCACTTATTTCGTTTCCCTTTTGTTTTTACAGGTTTAACTACCTGAGGCATTTGTGCCATAGTTTCGGCCCTTCGTGCCTCCTCCATTTGCAACTTAGTACGTCTTACTCTCTTTTGCCTCTCTACTACTGCTACAGCTGGTGGTGCATAGGTTGTAATGATTGGTATTGATTTCACCCATACAGTGCCTGGATCTTTGGTTTTCTCCCTGCTAGTAGGCTGTTGGACCTCTTTGTCATGTGGTGCTCGGGACGCATTCTTAGCAATGGGCTTACCACGTCTTTGTGGTAAGTTACTACTTCCACTTCCCGGTTCTGATAGTCTGTTCTCAATCCTGACTTCCCCATCAATACTTCCACCTCCCCCATTTCCAAGTGACTCGGTGGATACATTGATAATACTTCCGACAGATCTTCGTATATTATTGACATTATTAGTTGCTCCCAAATTAGTTTTCACGATCTTCTCAGATCTACCCCGTTTTTTAGGCGTTATTTCTATAAGCAGCTTACCTAAGATGAATGAATGTACCTCCTCTAATATATTATCTGAGACAGGTTTAGAAACATCTAAAAGATCTGATACATCAGAAGCCCTACACCATAACGGATACGCTATATACTTTAAAAACCTTCCCCTCCCATCTTTAACTGAAAGGAAATAGTACTCATCATGGTGAATCTTCTTATCTGTGGTGTTACTTACTTTACAGCCTAAATACTTGGGTTCACTATTTGCTATGCTCGTTATGCTCATAGGATTTCCCCCGTTAAGATAATAATACTTCTACTACATTACCCTTATACCACAGTCCCTTGTCAGAATTGAACTACGTATCACGTAAGAAGAATAGATGGTCTGGGTGGCTGAGAGAGACCATGGAAAATATCGGGTTCATATACATTTGTAGGGGGCCACATACAGCTACTTTTACGTCGGCTTCAGCTAGCATCTCCATAGTCGTAGGGAATCCTTCAGCCCAAATGTGGGCCTGCTCCCTATTATCAAATGCCCTCTTCTCAAGGTATATTTCCCTTATTCCTGACTGAATAATGCCTCTCGCACATTCAATACACGGAACTAGCCCCGTCACGAATATACGTGATCCCATAAGACTAGTCCCTGAACGGCAGGCATTGAATATGGCATTTCTTTCAGCATGTTCCATCCATAGGTACTTCTCGGGTCTGATCATCCGTTCTGCAACGTCATCATTTACCTCACGAGGCATACCGTTGTATCCCCAACTCAGTGGGGACCCATCCAAAGAAGTGACTAGTGCCCCTACCTTAGTGGAAGTGTCCTTACTGAATTGTTCAGCGATAGACTTAGCCACTTCCATGAACTTCATGGCTTTTTCATTTGTTAACATGGGGCACTTCTGTATTGCAGAGTATATCTACTGGTTTATTGAATACAGAGTACGTTAGTATTACTCTACCATTTTTACTACAACTATTAATAACCTCCAAGTATCCTAGAGTCAGACCCATCCAGGCACCCATAGCTAAGAATATTACGGCGTTAGCCATCAGAAGTAGGGGTAGATATCTGGTAGTCTTACGAAGCTCCTTAACCTCATTAAGGCCTGAGGTAGCGCCGTGTATACTTTTAAGTAAAGAGTTCTCCGATTCTAATTCTCTGCATAGATCTATGGCTACCCTGGTAGGTCTACCATACCTGTCCTCTAGGATATCCTTAGTTAAGGTGTAGGACTTCCCATATATGTCACTCATTCTCAGCCCCCTTAGCAGTCTTAGTTACCTTATCTATATAGTCATTATAGTCGATTAACCCCAGGGGATGAATCATGTATAGTTGACTTACAGACAGTGATTTATCGTCTAGCACCTCTTTTATTAAACAAGTGCCGTCTATGCATACTCCATCTATCACTAGTGACCCATCCCTAGGGTCTATACCCATACGGAAATTACCGACATTATTGGTGCCATCCTCTTTAGGAGGATCCTCTTTAACCTTATGATTCTCAAAGAATACTCCCATATACTACCTCCAAATAATCGCATTTTGTAACCACTTAGGTAACCTACCTGAGTTTCTAGATATAAACCTGTTAAACCTTGTATCCATTAAGAACGTGGCTCCGAAGTCGTTTTCAGATCTGTTTATACGACCTATCTGCTGGCCAAATACTATCAAGGCCTGATAGTTGTACCAATTGAAGTCATTCTCTACCTTAGATCTAATAAACTCATCACTAGTGTTAGCATAGGGAACCCTGAGGACTATCTGGAATCTAGCCCTGTCTTCCCGGAAGTCCACACCTTGCTGACACACAGGAGATATGAATACCATGTTGCCTTCTGAGCCATAGAACTCTGACAGTCTCTCTTGAAAGTTGGTTTTATCATGACTCATGACCCTGTCTTCAGGTAGAGCATTAAGTAGTTGTTCAGCGGCTTCGTACGATGGGGCATGTATAAGACCCTTAACATCTGAGAATATACCCATGATACTTTCTACTTTTTCAATTATGTCTCTGAAGTTTTCATTCCACCCTACGTATGAAGTATCAGCCTGGTATTTCTCCTTGAGGTATATCGGCCTATTACCTATAGGGAATGTTGATGGGATACGTATTAAGTATGCATCATTTGGGTTTATACCTAGGTTCCTACAAAACAGAACCTTGTCGTATATAGTACCAGACATAAGTACTATCCTATCTCCAAAAGAGAAGAGATTATTATATACCGAGTTACCTAACTTGTGGGGGATAAACTCAAATGTGGGTGTAGTTGACCCACCTAATACGTTATGTTTAACCGTGAACTTATCCTCTAAGAACTCTGAATAGGCTCTGAGAGACTGTACTTGATCTATGTATACATCTAAGTTAGTCCTATATTCAGGGTTAACCTCTTTAGCTCTAGCCTGAGAGTTGGATACCGTAGGTACACATTTAGTGTCTAAAAGGAAATCACACCACCCATCTAAAGTGTTTAAACCTACAGGAAGATCGGCCTCTCGTATTCTGCGGGCGGTCGTGATCTTTTTAGTTACGAAATCACGCATTATCCCTTCTATTTCATGAGCTTCATCTATTACCATTAGGGGCCGCTTTTCAAACTTAGCCGAGAAGTTAGTCTGGTATATAAATGAATGCAAGTTATGTACGACTATGTTGTTATCCTGGGCAATCTCCATAGCCCGTATGTAGGGGCATACTCCTACGTCTGCTGCGCATCTAGCTACTATGTTACTATTAGTTCTACACGGGGCATTACTACAGTTAGTTTCATCTACTCCAGGCGAGGGTATACTACCACTCTCAACATGCCTTATAACAGCTTTATACCTGGAGGGGCTGGAGTACTTAGTACAGGGGTATGATCCCCTACCTTTCATCAATACTACATCATCTGTAAAATCATCAAAATACTGATTCTGTAGGCTCTTCCTAGGTGTTATTAAATGAGCATTGCCAAAGGCCTTTGCCAAAGTCATAGCTATTGCTGACTTACCACACCCTACGGGCCCTTCCAGTATAATAAACTTCTTGCCTTCTGAAAATACCCTATCTATTTCATTCAGGACTGCTACTTGTCCTGAACGAGGGGACTCTAATGGGAAATAGTCCATTAGGTCCCTTCCGTTATATATCATTGTTCCTCCGGTCTGTTTCAACCAATTAGATTATATTTAAAGCACGTCCCTGAGAGACTTACCAACATGTTGGCATATAGTATCCACTAAGGCTAGAATAGCTCCTGATATAGAAAGGATTTCATCTTCTATATCCGATAGCTCCTCATCTACCCCCCCTCCCTTCTTCAAAGCAACTTGCATTAAATTGCTATTACCTGAATCTAAGTCCTTCCATATACACGTAGACAGGTCCGTAATGCTCTGCAGTAATGATATTACTGATAGCGCCCTATCTGCCCTAGCCGTCATCGGTATACTATTACGAATATCCATTATTTCAGCATAGGTAGGAGCATCTACCTTAATCTTATTTAGGATGCTGAATAAATGTAGTACTATATCCTCTAGGCTCTCCTTACAGCTTTCAAAAGTAATATCTTCAACAGGGGAACACTCGCCAGACTCGCCAGTCACTTCATGATAAGTATACGCATGAATATCAGCTAGTATATCACTACTGGCCAATATCATGGAGTTAATGCAATTTGATAATACTTCTTCGTTATAGGTAAACTTTTCTTCATTAAACTCTGTAACAAGTTGGGACGATAGCACTATGTCATAGGTAGATTCATTAGATACCATTTAGTATTCTCCTTATACATTAATTTACAGGGGCATTCAGGGCATCTGATTGATTGGATTTATCAGATTAGTTATAGCTGATGGAGCAGGTTCTACGTGTACAACTGTGTTACCCCCCGGTGTTGACTAAAGGATGTTCACACCCCAATATATTCTTATATGGGCCATTATCAGATAGATGCTTAGCGTACTGTTCATATAGAGTAGTTGTTACCCCCAGGACGTGATAGAGCGGATGCAGATTCAAGTTTTCATCCCGAGGTTGAGAAGTGTATATCTCTATGCGAGTTTTAATAGTATCCCTAATCATTTCCATGAAGTACATACCGCCGATTGCAACAGGACTATCCCTAAATCGTATCTTGCTTGGGGTACCACAATGAGATCCTTTGGATAGTTTCATGTGTTCAATTTGAAGATCATCATTTATGAAATGATATAACACGGATACTTCTTCCCTATTCTTTCTTCTAGCATTACTCAAGTCTAATACTGTGTATACTCCTAGATGCCTAAGTAAGTACACCCCATACTTAACAGTCTCCCTATCTGTATCCGGGATAGTGAATCTGGTGACCACCCCCCATATTAGATCAATAGATAATAAGTAAGTACCACGTATAAATAGGTGTCCATATATGCCATCGCTGTTTACGTCTAGCCTTAATGTCTTAGACATAAAAGGTATCCTGAGTTTTATACATTGCAACAGATCCGCTATGGGAGATAAAATCGATGGCCTTCTACCGTGAACACTCCCGCCCGTATCACTCCGGGCTCTGTGTAATATCTCCCTATCCATGGTTCTCATCCAGGTAGGCCTACCAGAAACTCCACCCCCCCCATACATACATTTATACCTGAGTGCTGTATATCCAGGATGTAATCGTTCTAGTTCTTTGATTGACACTGATACCTCCACATTAATTTATGGATTATTAATAAAGGCCGGGGATTATGTAAAACTTTTGGTTAGTGAGGGTCTTCTACTAAAAGCCAGTTCACTAGAGCTGGATTATGTTTAATTACGGCTAATAGCGCTGAGGCTAATTGATGTACCTGTTGCTCTTTCATACCTAAGCGTAGAGTTTCATCAACGGCGTGGACTAACTCATGTAACACGGTATCTTGATTATAGGATAGAGCTTCCTTATCTCTATACCAAATGTTTTGCTTATCCAGTTCCATCAGCCCATCCGCATCCGGTTCTAATTCTGTGGGCATGACTTTTATTTTAAACTTCTTCCCTAGTACATCTATCCTCCCAGGGGGTGATACACTATTAAGGACAGGGGTTGTAGGTACGACAGCTTGTAGTGGTAGAGTATCCATGCAGATATATTAGCCTAAACAAAAGGGTAAGTAAACCCCTTTCGTCTATCCTACTCGGACTTAGTAACCCCATCAAATATGGATATTACCACCCCTAATACCACTATAGGAACTACCAGCAAGGATACCAGTATTACTATAGACCCTATGAGTATGGACATGATTACCCCTTATCTCGTGACCCTAGATATAGGGTCCCACCGTTCTGCAGCTTTAGTAGGAGGATGATCACAGTCAGTCCATACTACATTTGAACCATGCTGGACATTCTTAGGTTGATCACCCATACATACTGGAGTATCGGGCACCTCAGGTTGGACTAATATAACTCCCAGAAATACCGCTGCCCCAAGTAACGCCACCCCTATTGCTTTTAACGTTTCCATGACTATTCTCCTATGTGAGTATAAGTACCTAGTTACAATATACTTATACCAATATGAGGGCTGTTAATTGATCTAACGGAGAGCCATTAAGGAGTTGTATACTGTTATAACTTTAGTATAGTATTCTTCATTGAAGTTACCTTTCCTAAAGTTAGCAGGGCCTGCATTATAGGACAACAGTGCTGACCTTTTGTCAGGATACTTTTTATAGTATTCTAGGTATATTGCGGAGCCAACTTCCATATTGATATACACATTAAATATATCCCTGCCTCGTATTTTCTCAGGGTGAGATTTCCCTTCTACCTGCATTAATCCGAAAGACCCGTTGTTTTCAGCATTAGGCTTAAAGTGGGATTCCACTGATATAATAGCCAGAATCATTTCATGGTCTAGGATATTATGCCTACCGGCTAGTTTGATGGAATTCATAACCACCCCCCTTATAAATTCTCTAGACTGCCTTTTATTCATGCTGCGATAGAGGAATTCCGTCATAACCCCCACTCTATTTACTCTGGTAGACTCTACCTGTGTTGCTATGACGTCCCCTACGGAGGACTGAGACCTGTTATCAGCATACACGGGGGAACAGCTGGCAATTAAAAAGACGATACAACTTAGTAATATCTTACGCATTTTATTTCTCCTTAAATAGGTTGCGTATGTGCACAATATCCTTATACCACGAAATCCTTATATTCTGCAATTAGTTTACCAGCTATATCGACCAGCATGTCTGCACGTACTGATACCTTATCGCTAAGTGTTTGCTCAATGCTTCTCTCAACAGCTGTATTGGTAAGGATTAGATAATACTCACATTTATGCTTCTGGCCTAAACGATGTATTCTATCCTGTTGCTGCATAAATATCTCTAAGCTGTAGTTGAGACTATAAAAGACTTCCGTGAAAACCTCTGGAGATATATCTGGTAATACCTCCACATTCATAGATTCCAATTTTTCTGGACTACTACCCAACACTGTAATTCCGTAATTAACAGACTTAGCCTGACATACTAACCATCGTATAGACGGGTCCCTATTAAACTCTCGGACCTTGTCCCCTATGTGTTTCTCTCCACCCTTTATAGTGGAAAATTTCTCCCCCCTAGATTCCAATAGGGATTGGATTAAGATGTACTCGGCCTGCATGTTGAACCAAATTATAGCTTTCTTAGATTTTAGTTCGTTATCCAATAAGTCGTTAAGTGTGGCTATCTTAGGCTGTTCAGGCATGAACACAGTCTTCCTATCTTTAGCCTTCTTAGTCTTTACATCCCCAATCTCCGGGAGAAGTTCTAAAGCCTCTTCCCGGTCTTTAGAGATGTACATGAACCCATTGGCTATCTGATATAGCTTACTTATCATAACTAGGGGGTTATCTATATCTAAGGTTTCACCCGCTATTTCGGTTGTGTAGTTACGGGATAGCTCACTATAAAGCCTTCTCTGTTCATCAGATAATTGGACATACCTCTTATGAAAGGTCTTTTGTGGTAGCTCTAGCCACTCCTCTTTAGTCATGACTATACAACACGACTCCAATATCGCCCTAGCCTCATCTATCTCCCTATACCCTACGACGAATTTAATATTGGAGTCCTTGGATCCCCTACTTATAGTGTACCTGTCTTTGAAGTGGAAATAGTTGGTACCTACTAAAGATGGCTCTAAATACCTCACGGGGGAGTACATATCAAGTACAGAGTTATTTATCAAAGTACCTGAGCCTCCACATCTATAGGGTATAGACTTGCTTATATCGGTTAAAGCCTTAGTCCTTTCAGTAGAGTTATCCTTAATAAGGAACTCATCTAGGTGTATAAATTCAAACCCAGCTGTCTTAAGCTGTTCCTTGAAAGTTAAGGCTTTGTTGTAGTTTATTACCGTAACATCATTGGACTTTATACCTACTTTTTCACGTTCCCAAGTAGCATGTAGGTCTACCCTATATCCAGTCCTTTTACCGGTTTCATCCCTAACTGGGACTTTTAAGGTATCCCCTATAACATGTATGGTTAGGTCATTACGATGCGTCTCAACCTCGTCTTCCCATACAAATAGTAATGGTTTGGGACACACTATGAGTGTTCTCTTAAACCCCATCAATTTTATGTAATCCAGTACTACTTTAGACTTACCCATGCCAGGATCTAATAACAGCCCCCCACTACCAACTGTGTACATGTACCTCAGAGCTATTAATTGATGTTTAAGAGGAGTTGTTTTAAATATAAATTCAGGGGGTAGCTCCCTCAGTTTCATACTAGATTGTATAAACTCCACCACATCCCTAGCTACCATCACCCCCTTAAATCTCTTAAGTAGCCTGCCTATGACGTTATAAGCTATATGGGTCTTGGCTGGCATGGCATATACTGAGCCACTCTTTACAAGACCGGGGAATTTATATAAGCCTGAGTAATCTGTAGCCCTATCACACGATACTACTATTAGTGATCTATCTTGGTTAAACCCTATTTGCATTTTTCTTTAGTGATTCTATATCGAAGTTTATGTCCTTAAGGAATAGTAGCACCCTATCTGTTGGTACCTCTAGGTCCTTCAATGCTTTAAGAATAGTTATCATACAGGACCTATTTTCAGTATCAAATACCCACTTACGTACTATTAGATGTCTGTTGTCCTCAAAGAACTGAGGGTATACTGACTCTATGTAGTAAGCATCTTTTCTGGTTAAAAATTTGTCATAATCCAGATACACGTAACCTTTCATACTCAACCCCTATTAACATTGTTGTACTGTACATTACTGCCTTTGAATAAAGAGGCTTTGGCGAACCCCGGATGTATAGAGTCCATTATTGTAGTAGCTGATCTGTAGTCTTTGACTGATAGTACTAGTACATCGCTAAAAATGAACTTCTTAGTTATTTCCTTTGGCATGCCAATCCAGAAGTCTATCCCCCTTTCTGAAAAGTTAATATCAGTCATAACTATGCTGTATCCAGGGGGTCTATAAATGGATAGCCACAGAGAAATAACCTCCTCCATACTTAGGCCTGTTACCCTATCAGATACGATCTTACCAGCAGACCATACTAAACTAAAGGCCCTTAATCCCCGGTTTAATAATCTAAAATAAAATAAAATTACTCTAAACATCTTGTGTCACCTATTTAAATTGTGTATTATTCGCACACTGAAAAAACACTAAACTACCTATATAATTTCATTATACCAATAATATGGTATTTAATCAAAAGGATCCGTAATGACACAAGACTTCGTAGCACAGAGTGATTCTAACTTCACAGCAATCAGGTTCTACACTCAGTTTGACCCGTACTTCTATACCGTAGATAACCGCCCTCTACAAGACATTGAAACTAATCTTAAAGACATACGTTCTGGCGGCGGGGATGCTGCTAGAAGGGGCGTACTGGTATCTTCACTAGCACAAAGCATGCTGCAGAAGTATCTGATTAAACCTGGAACAACTAGATTTGTAACCGGACTAGAAGTATCTTCCCCATCTGTTAACTCCATTAGGGTATCCCAAGGCTCTGTATATGAGAATAAGCTAGTTTCTTCCGGGTCTACTACCTCAGTAATTAAGCAGGCTATCAAGTTGGTGGATTCTGATTTCTCGTTTACTCCACCTGCCAGCGCAGGATTCTCCCAAGTATTTACTATAGAGGGTAAGTTCCAGGAATTGACTAGTGTAGTTATGGCTGCATCTACCCTTCCATACCTGGACGAAACCAATCAATACCTACCCTCCACCCTCATGCCTGGCGAACTGTTGCTACAGGCTAACGTATCATCTACCCCAGCATTGACTGGAACTGAAGTTGCTCCTGCTACTACTTCAGGGTGGTTCCCCTTGTATAATGTGACATTCACTCAGGGTGTAGCTAATCCTGTTATTTCAGCTCATGCTAGTGCACCAGATATGGGTGGTATTAAGAAATCAGTCTCAATAACACCTCACGGAACTTTAGGGGCAACTCAAGTAACCTTGGAAGATTCCTCTGCATTTACATTTGCTGACTCTATATCCTCTAACGTAGTGTTCTCTGTGGCAGTGGGCTCCGAACCTCTGAACCCGTATCTACCCGTTAAATTGAAACTTACAGTAGCTCCTACTGTTACTAATGGTAATTGGGCACTAAGGTTGAAGTACATAGGGTTAGCTGAAGATGATTTAATTACTACTGCAAGAACTTCTTCAGACATTGAAGCAGCAGCAGTTACAGCTGCTGCCAATGCCGTTCAGTCCATTGTTACTACTACTGCCGTTATACCTAACACAGAATTTGCTGGGTTCGTTAATGGTAATTGGATTATTAATAAGGAGAGGTTGATAGCAGTCCTGGAAAGGGTTGGTGCCGATGGTGCTGACACCAATGCAGGCACTATGAATCTATTTGAAGTTGAATTGTTTCAGTAGGGAATTACTTAGTTTATAAATCTCTCGTAGCTCAAAAAGAATCTTAGGGGCGCTATCTTGGTTTACATTATCCAAGAGCGTCCCTAAATTTTTAGTCAGGGTAATGTACTTATCTATAATCACTCCACGTACGTTATTTTTAGATATACATAAGGCTGACTTATTCACCAACACCTCAATCTCCCTAAAAAAAGTGGTTTGTATTAAGGGGTGCTCATGCAAATATATAAGTTCAGAACTTGGTATGTATGAGTCTGACCCATTAAAGTAATCACGTATCTGGGTGTTGTTAGCTATAGTAAAGTCCAAGGTATTCTCCATTAATATAAAAACAGGGATATGTGCTATCCCCCGTTACACATGTTAACACAAGTATATACCCTCGTGTTAACCGTGTAACCTTACCATACCTTATGGGTGGCTCTCCAAGCCCTCCAAGCCCTCCAAGCCCCCCTGACCCCCGTCGGCCATATAAACACGTACGCCGTTGACGATCATTACTCCGATAACCGCTACTACTGTACTGGCTGCCAACAATGTGAATGCGTTGGCTGCACGTTGCACAGCACTATCCTTGGCTATACGGGCTTCGGCCTCCATAGTGCGACGCTCCTCCATTGTCATGGTATGAGCCGTGTTCTGAACGGCTGCTTTGAATGTGGGAGAGGCCTGTGCCCCAGACGCTTCAACTGGGGTTTGTGCTGCTGCCATTGTAGCAGAGGTTTGCGTGGATGCGTTGGATTTCAGTTCCATGATGATTCCTTTCGTCGTTGTTGTAATTTCATTTAACTGCTGATGATTAAGTTCACGCAGTTTCTCTCTGATGACGGGGAGGATATCTAATCCCCCCCGAAGTTCACCGTTAGGACCGGGCCGGTGCCGTTTCATCATTCTTCACCTGATCCTTAGTAGTAATGACTTTGTAAATCATACTGCCAATTAGGGTAGCAATTGCCACACTGATGGTAATTGAAGCCAGGTCCTTAGCAACACCGATACGGTGCAATACATCTTCACGATCTGCTTTGATCTGTTCTGGTGTTTTTGTTGCATTGGTAACTTGGTTCATGATATTCTCCTGTGATGGATTAGTAAGATTAGAATGAATAACTTATAATTATCCACTCTACAATACTTATACCAAAATAGTATAGTGATTATTGAATTTCTAATCCCCTATTCTATTTGACTTCCGCCTGATTTAGTTCTAAAATACACCATATAATTACATAGGTATAATATTGATGTCTGATCTATTCCAAGCCCCATTAGCCCCAGGTATGGGTGGTTATGGAGGAAACGGTAACCCTCTAGCCGGTAACTTCGCCCCATCATCTAATCCATATTTCACTATGGCCAATCAGTTCATGCCGAGGAATCTGCATGATGTAATAAGGTGGTCTAGGTACATAACAATACAGAGCCCCGTAACCACGGAGGTTTTACGCAAGCTCTCTACTTACCCAATAACCGAGTTTATTATTGATACATCCTCTGATAAGCTTAGAGAAAAATATCGTGAAGTATTTAAGAGCTTCAGGTTAAAAACTACCCTACATAGTATAGGGTTTGAGTACTACTCTATAGGCAATGTGTTCTTATCAGTGTATTTTCCTGTGCAACGAACCCTAACATGCCCCCACTGTGGATCTAACTATAACGCTAAAACTGCTGAGTTCACTAAGTTTAAAAAATACTCTTTCGAGGGTGTATGCCCTAAGTGTGGGAAGAATGGCGTGTTTACGGTCACTGATACTAAATCCACCAATATCGATGATATGAACATCATTAAGTGGGATCCTACTCATATTGCCGTAAACCATAACCCTATAACGGGGGAGAGCGAATATTACTATAAGATCCCTAATGACATTAAACGTAAGGTTAAAGAGGGGGATAAGCTGTTCGTAAACTCCGTTCAATGGAGCCTCATTGATGCCATTAAGAATAATCAGGATTACAAGATTGACAATGGGAGTATATACCACCTTAAGAATATCTCAGCGGGGCATGAAATCAATGGTATAGCGGTACCTCCCGTTATTTCATTATTCTCTCTTGTATACTATCAAGCCACCCTTCGTAAGGCTAATGAGTCAATCTCTAATGATTTCATGACCCCCTTACGAATTATCTATCCCCAGGCTCAAACTGGTAACTCTGATCCGGTAGTGTCTATTTCTATGAGGAACTTCGTAGCTAATATGACCGATGCAGTTATTAAACAAAAGAGAGATAAGAGTCATGTAGTCATAGCCCCCGTACCAGTGGGGTACGAAGCTGTTAGCGGAGAAGGTAGAAACCTACTAGTATCCCAGGAAATACTACAGGCCGAAGAAAGCATCTTACTTAGTTTAGGGGTATCCAGGGAACTTCTATCTGGTACTACTAATTGGACTAGCTCTACAGTCGGGTTACGTCTGTTAGAAAACACCATGTTAACTTACACCTCACAGATAGAAGGGTTTGTTAACTGGGTTATGGCTAAAGTTGCTAGGTATTTAGCACTAGAGGTAGCGGAGATATCACTATCACCATTTAGGCTAACTGATGATGATAACTTACGCCAGCTATTGCTAAATCTGGCGGGGTCAAATAACGCCTCCATGTCTACTATGTACGAGTCCTTAGGTATGGATTATGGGGAGCAACTGAAGAAACAAAAAGATGACGCCATAGCTAAGGCGGTTAATGATATGAAGACTAGGATGGAGGTTGATCGTGCAGTATTCATAGCCTCTAAGAAGGCTGCTGATCATTTTGATAAGGATGACGGATATAAGGCAGCATTGGTTAATGCTCATCAGATAGCCCAGCAGCTTGCTGGTGCCGACCCTCAATCCCAGCAACAAGCCTTGAATGGGTTGATGTTAGAGGATTATCCTACATTCCTATTGGTAACTAAACTTCTAAGTGAGATGGCAACAGGCGTAGAGGAACCTGGGGGGGAAGATCCCTCTAAACAATCCCCATCTGAAGGTGGGACTGATAATAAAGAGACCACCACTGAACAACCTAATAATGAAGGTGCTAAATAATGGCTGATGGAACAAGTAGTGCTGCTATACAGGCTTCAGGAATACAGAAACTAGAAACCATAGAGTTACCAGGGTTTGGTGGATCTAAGTCTTCAGGCCCTATGGATATAGCTAAGTATAGCGTCAAGTATGCTAAGATAGATTTAGACGATATGGGTTCTAGGGCAGAGTTAGAAATACTTGAGACTAGAGGACTAAAGGGTAATAGTACTATCGTCCTTAACAAAGATAAATTCGTATTCATGGATAAGTACTTCATAGTAGTAACATACTTGGAATTAAACACTAATGCCTAAGTTAGAACAGGAACTACAGGGTATATTCTCAACCCCTAAAGTTATTAATGATAGGGTGGATGAATCCCTTATTGAAGGGGTATTATCTCAGTTTCCCATGGAAACTAAGAACTACATTATCACCCTTAAAAATGTTAGAGCTGAACGTAAAGAGTTTACTCATAAGGACGAGAAGGACGCTATCCTTAAATCTAAGTCACTGAACTACCCGGTAAAAGGGGATTTAGAGTTACTTGATAAAGCCACTGGTAAAGTTCTGGATAGTCACAGAGACTTCTCCCTACTGGACTCGTTCTACCTTACTGGTAAACATACTCTTATGTACAAGGGTAATAACTACTCTGTGTCTAATCAGTTACAGCTGCGTCCCGGGGTATATACTCGTAGTAGGGAGAATGGAGAGCTGGAGTCCCACTTTAACACTGGTACCGGTAGAAGTTTTCATATAACCCTGGAACCGCAATCTGGCCTTTTCTACTTAGAGGTAGAATCATCTAAGATTCTATTAGCCCCTCTACTGGATAGAGTATTCAATATCAATCGTAAAGAAGTAGGTATGTATGTGCCCGACTCTGTTTGGGATGATAACTTACGCGCTAGTGCTGGAAAAGAGTCTAAGGTTATAAATGATCTTTACCGTAAGATGACTAGTAAGCAGTCCCCTACAGCTACTGAATCTGAAAAAATAGCGGCCTTAAGGCTTGCCTTGGAGAGCTCTCAGCTTAATGTATCTACTACTATAGTTACTCTTGGTAAGGCTATTTCATCAGTAACTCATGAAGCTATTCTTCGTTCTATGAAGAACCTAGTAGACATACACTCCGGAGTAAAGAAAGAAGACAATAGGGACTCACTACAATTTAAGTCTGTGCAGAATTTACCAGACTTTATAGCGACTAGATTTAAAAAAGAGAAGTTACTTATGGGTAACCTTAAGAGCCGTATTACATATTCCTTTGATAAGTCTGACCGTGAGGGTAAGGCTCCTAAGATTAAGAATATAATCCCAAGTAAGCCTTTTAATAAAGTGTTTTCCAGCTATATCTTAGATAGTAATCTAGTGTCTACACCATCTGAAACTAATCCTGTGGAGAGTCTAGAGAATGTAGCCAAAGTAACTGTACTGGGCGGATTAGAGGGAGGTATTACCTCTGAGAGGGGAGTGCCTATGGCCGCCAGAGATATTGATCCATCTCACTTAGGGATTATAGACCCTAGCCGTACCCCCGAATCTAGTCATGCTGGTATTGATCAAAGGTTCACTATTACAGCTATGCGTGATAGGGATGGTAACATGTACTCTAAGGTTATAGACCGAAAGGGTAAGCATGTGTACTTATCTGTACATGAGATGATGGATTCTGTTATAGGATTTCCACACCAGGAGGGTAAGAGAAAAGTACAGGCACAGATACGTGGGGAGCTAGGGGAAACTACCGTTGATAAAGTACAGTACTGGGTAGATGATTCCTCCAGTATGTACACCATTACTACCAACCTGGTCCCATTTCTTAATAGTAACCACCCAGGTCGCTTAACCATGGCTGGTAAAGCTATCCCTCAAGCACTATCCTTAGTAGATAGGGAAGAGCCCTTAGTGCAGACTGCTAGAAAAGGAACCTCTTTTGTCGAAGAAATAGGTAAGGTAATAACCCAAAATTTCTCCCCCGTTAATGCTACAGTAACTAAGTTACACGGTACTAACATAGAACTTAAGGGGGTAGACGGGGTTACCTATAAATTTTCAGGAGTTAAGAACCTACCTTTTAATATGAAGGGGTTCTTTGACGATGAGCACTCACTATATAAGGTAGGGGATAAGGTTAAGGCCGGTCACCCGTTATTTGAGAATAACTATACTAGGAATGGTAAGTTGGCTTTGGGTAAGAACCTGGAAGTAGCATATCTACCATATAAGGGATACAACCACGAAGATGGTCTGGTAATAAGCAAATCTTGTGCGGAAGGCCTATCTAGCCACCACGCTTATAAAGTAGATTATTCAGTCCAGCCTATCTCTATGCTTAAAAAATCTATGATCAATAGGTACTTCCCGGGTAAGTTCACTAAAAGTCAACTGGACAATCTTGATGATATGGGGTTTGCTAAAGTAGGAGTTACGTTACATCATGGTGACCCTGTATATGTAGTTCTAGAGAAACGAGAGCCTACCCCAGAGGATAAGATGCTGGGTAGACTTCATAAGACTTTAGTTAACCCTTATCGTGCGGTAACTGAAGTATGGAACCATGAAGAGAACGGTATCATAGTTGATTCTCACACTGAGGGTAAAGACTTCAGACTATTGATACGCTCTATTAAACATCTAGAGGTTGGGGATAAACTGACAGGTATGCACGGTAACAAGGGTATTGTATCCTTAGTACTAGATGATAATGAAATGCCATTTAATAAGTCTACTGGTAAACCTGTGGATATTCTGCTGAACCCAGCCTCGGTTACATCCCGAGTTAACCTAGGTCAGCTTATGGAGACTATGGCTGGTAAAATTGCCAAGAAAGAGGGTAAACCCTACTTAGTACATAATTTCTCTAAGGCGTCTAACATAGGTGAACTTAACGCAGAATTGAAGAAGAAAGGTATCTCTGATTCGGAGACATTCATCGATCCTAAGACCGGTAAGGAGCTATCCAAGGTATTGACCGGACCCCAGTACTTTATCAAACTATACAAAACTTCTGACCAGAACTGGTCAGCACGTAATGTAGGCGGGTATGATAATGTGTTGCAGCCTACTAAAGGTGGGGATACTGGTAGTAAGAGTGTTGGTTACATGGAGATGCTAGGTCTACTGGGTTCTGATGCCCGTAAGAATCTAAAAGATATTGCTACGGTAAAGTCTGAGGATAGCTCAGAATACTGGTCTAAGTTCGTAACTGGTCAACCGTTACCAAAGCCAAATACTACGTTTGCTACTAAGAAATTCCTTGACTACTTGACGGCATCCGGTATTAAGACATCTGTAAGGGACGGTAAATTAACTGCTTCTCCATTAACAGATAAGGACATCATGGCTATATCTCATAGTGAAATCAGAGAGCCATTAATGCTTAACGCTAAAAACCTGGATGCTGATAAGGGGGGGTTATTTGACGCCTCCCTAACCGGAGGACTTAGAGGTACTAGGTGGAATCACTATAGTCTTGCAGAACCTATAGCTAATCCGGTATTTGAGCGCCCTATTAAGTCAATACTAGGATTGACTACGGGGGAATTTAATGGTATATCAAGTGGGTCTATAGGTATTAAAAGGGTATCTGACGGTAAATTCCACCTACATGATATTCTGTCGGGTACTCTAATTAAGACCATTGACATAAACAAACACTAACCTCCTAGTAATATGTCCATTGCATTAAAATAGTGCAATGGGCATAACGGTCAGTAACTCGGATAGTAATTATAGCGTTGGTGTAGGCAGTCAGCCTGCCGTAATACCATCTCCTATACAAAGTCTCTCACCTTCAGTGAGTTCACCTCCGTCGCCCGTAGTAAACGTACCAGTAGAGAAGCTTAGTCCTAGGGCTCAGGTAGATATACGTATAGGCCCCAAGGGGGCTACCGGAGCTAAGGGGGACCCGGGGGATAATGGGGCTACAGGTCCGGCCGGTCCTCAGGGGGAGATGGGTACTCAAGGTCCTCAGGGGATACCTGGAGTAGATTCTAATTTCGTATATAACCAACCGGTACCCTCTACTAGCTGGTCTTTAACACATAATTTGAACAAGATGCCTTCCATAACTATTGTAGATTCAGCAGGTACAGTAGTAGAGGGTGACATACAGTATGTAGATGTAAACAATATAGTAGTTACTTTTTCGTATGCCTTTAGCGGGCAAGCAATACTTAATTAAGGAATAACCATGAGTCGTAAATTTTTAACCTCCGTTGATCTAACTAAAAATGAGTTACTCAACTTTAGGCTACAGAACCTGGGTACAGCACCAGGATCACCACTGCCCGGTATGCCTTATTGGGATACATCTTCTGAAGCTATCAAGATATATAATGGAGCTACTTGGATTATACTAGATGCGGCTAAAGTCCCTGACGGGTATATCCCTATAACTAAGCTGTCTGTTAACCCACTTAACAGAAGTAATCATACAGGTACTCAACCGGCATCAACTGTAAGTGACTTAGCTACAGTAGTAAAAGGCTATGCTCTAAATGAGTTCGCTGCCCCGATAGGAAACGTTACCTTCACTGGCTATAGACGGTGTCACCCTCGTAGCCAACGACAGGGTTTTACTGACTGGTCAAACTAATGCTACCCAAAATGGAACGTGGATTGCCTCTTCTGGTTCCTGGACTAGGCCTACTGATTCTGCCGATACTATAACGTCAGGAGCCTTTTGGTTTGTAGAAGAGGGTACAACGTATCAACGTACCCAGTGGAGATGTAATAATACCGGTACTATACTTATCGGTACTACCAGTATTATCATTGTTCAATTTGGTGCTGCATCTGCGTATAGTGCCGGTAATGGACTTGACCTTACTGGTGCTACTTTCAGCGTTAAGTTGGATACTGGTTCAGGACTAATAACCTCTGGTACTGGGCTAAAAATAGATACTACGGTTGTAGCCAGGAAATACGCCACCACTATTGGGGATGGCCTATCGACCAGTATCGTAGTTACTCATGGGTTGGGTAATGTAGACATTATAACCTCTCTGAGGGATATAGCTACTAACACCGTCGTAGATGCTGATGTTACTATATCCGGCTCTAATACAGTAACTATAGGATTTGCAGTACCACCTGGAGCTAGCACCATTAGAGTTGTAGTAATAGGGTAGGGATAATGCGCAAGGATCTATCCTATAGGGGGTTACCCTCCTTAGCCATATCAGAAGGGCAAACTACACCAGACCCAGGTACTAACTGCTTTATATGGTCTACCTCTGAGGGTAAACCTTTATATTGGGATGGTGGTACCTGGGTAGTAGTAGGGACGGGTGCCACCGGAGGAGGTGGTGTAGTTACGGAGGGGCTCTCCGATGTAGTCTCCTACTCAGTAGCATATGTAGGTAGAGCAGTCCCGGGTTCAGCTACTAGTGCAGCGGTATGGCAGATTCAGAAGGTCTTAACGGATGTAAACGGTGAAATAACTCAGCTGTGGGCGGGGCTTGCAGAGTTTAATCAGATATGGAATAATAGGGCGTCATTGACGTATGTGTAAGATATGTTATTAGTTCAAATTCAATGTAGCACCTGTAAAGTTTGGCAATACACAGGTAATAACAGGAGATGCTTTAACTGTGGGGCTAGGATTTAAGGCGGGATTATGGCAATTGAAAAAGAAGCAGTTTTAAAGTGGTTAAAGGAGTACTGGTTTATAGGCTCATTCCTAGTAGTATCTGGTATGGCCTAGGCTGAGAATACTACTAAAATTCAGTCATTAGAAGATAACGTCAAATCTCAAGCTATAGTACAACAGGAAATCATTCAACTAAAAGAGGGGCAGGCTACGTTAAATGAACGTACAAAGCTAATGTTAGATGAACAAAAAGAAACTCAACAGCTGATCCGTCAAATGTTGTTAGAACAGAGGAGGATAAACAGATAATGACTTACTGGGTGATAACAAAGGATAATTGGTTCGGTGTTTCCACAATAGACTCTAACTTCAAATCTACTGAAGGGTATACTATATTTAAGTATGATACGGATATCCCTGACTTGAAATTTAATACCTGGGACTTTATTAATCAAAGCTGGGTGCAGACTGTTCAGCAGAAGCTATCACGTGTAGACTTTATTCTACGATTTACAGCAATAGAATGGGCTGCAGCTACCACTTCTACTGATATAAATATCCAGCAAGGACTGGCCCTTATACAGGCGGCAGAGTTCATAGATGTTGCAGATATGCTCACACAGATGTTAGTGGGTTACTGCGCAATGATAGGACTAATCACAAATGCTCGTGTAGCAGAAATCCTAGCATAATATGGCTGCTCCAATATACACCCATGACTTAACTGACTGGATTGCGGATAATGACACAGCTGCATGGGGTGAGTTAACTGGAGCTAACGCAGGTGCTTTACCAGATGAAGCAGATACTGAGTCTGCTCTTCAGGGTACTAATACCACTTCCCAAGCTACGAATACAACTGGTGCTTGCGGTATAGCTCGTATATTAGGCACACCGGTTACTCTTACAACAGGACAAGTATTCTTAGTGTGGCACGGTCACGGTGTTGCGACGGCGTTACAAGCTTATGCAAATAACGGTTTACAAGTAGCTATATTAGGGTCTTCCTTAGCTAACTGGAAAGGATATACCGTTGGCGGATATGACGTTCCCCCCTTCCCTTACGGTAAATGGGCGAATAATCCAGTTGACCCAACTATAACGGCAGACACATCAAACGGCACACCCCCTACAGGAGGAACCAACGTATATGGTGTAGGCAGTATCTGTCAGCTAACGCAAGCTGTGGCTAAAGGACAACCACACGTTGTTGATATGATTCGTTATGGTAGAGCAGAAGCTAGATTCTCTGGAGGAGACTTAGCTAATGGATATGCAACATTCGCTGGATTTGCTACTGCTAATGATGCTCAAACTGCAAGATGGGGATTGATACAAGGCGTCCAAGGGGGTTATCAGTGGAAAGGGTTGATGACTATAGGTTTCGGCGCAGCTTGCGACAGTTAATACAGTACAAACCACAGTCCCAGTTGTTACTGGAGATTTAAGTGCAATTGTGATACCATCTGCAGAAGAGATTGCTGATGCTGTATGGAATAGACCCAAGACTAACATAGTTTCTTCTGGCTCTATAGGGGAGTGGGTGAAGGGCCTGCTATCAGCAGTTAACTTCTTAAAGCTAAAATAAACACATGACTAATAAAATTAATACAGAAGACTTACTATCTGGTGGTGAAGCATTGATACACATGCTTACTGACGTTGACGTTAGTAAACAGATTAAAAGTATAAAAGATGCCCTACCCGGTACTCGCTCTGTATCTAAAAAAGACAACCTAATTAAAAAGGTGAAATACCTGGACGGTTTAAACAGGATGGGGATAAAGGCTGAGAATGCATACATCTTGAGAAATATGCCAGTTATTCCACCTATATCCAGGCCTGTAATACCTATGGGAGGTAACCGTATAGAGTATGCAGACGTTAATACCTTATACAGGGATCATATGCTGGTCAACAACTCGTTGAAGGACGTTAAGGATATGTTGCCTAACGACCAACTAATTAACGAGCGTAAGGCCCTATACGAGGGCGCTAAGGCTGTTATGGGATTAGGTCCAGCTATCACCGGATCTAGTCGTGGCAAACAACTTAAGGGTTTCTTGCATCAAATAAGTGGAGACTCTGGGCCTAAAGGTGGGTTCTTCCATAGTAAAATTCTAAGTAAGAAACAAGACTTCTCCGGTAGGGCTACCATCTATGCTGAACCTAACCTGGGATTTAACGAGGCTGCTATACCTGAGGATATGTTATGGACAATGTATGAGTTCCATATTCTTAGAAGCTTAGTTAAGCAGGGATTCGACTACGTCAGTGCTAAGAAAGCCATAGATAGTCGTAGCCCAGCAGCGATTAATGCCTTTAACAAAGTAATTAAGCAAGTGCCCGTTATTCTAAACCGGGCACCTACCTTGATGAGGACTAACATTACTGCCCATTATCCCGTTCCTATCAAGGGGAAAACAATTGGGATTAACCCTTTACACTTGCCTCTATACGCAGGCGACTACGATGGTGACGCATTGAGTGTATTTGTGCCAATGACTCCAGGAGCCGTGGAAGAGGCTAAAGCTAAGTTATTACCTGAGCACCATATCCATGACTATCGTAAAGGGCTTAATAATTCAATGGTTACCCCAGGACATGAAGCAGTGATTGGATCGGTATACATGACTGAACCTGATACTACTCAGAAGACAGTTAATTTTAAAACAGAGGAAGAGGCTATATCTGCATATAAAAAGGGGTTAATAAGAGAAAATACGCCTATCAAGATAGGCTAGGTGTATTTAGCTTTAGTTCCCATACGTCCATGCCGCAGTCCCATATTCGGTATAGACCATTATTCCTACAGTTATCGGCTTCTGAAAGGCTTGGGTCAAACTTCTTAAGTTTCCCCGATAATTTACTTTTCATAAACAACATCCTATTATATCTATTGGATGTATTATCTACATAGAAATATCCTGGAGAAGATGAGCCAGATAGGGTAAACCCGGCCTTCTTATACACCCCACCCACCGACCATCTTTTATCTGAATAGCTAACTACCGAGGTAACAGTCGGGTTAGCCCTTATAAAATGTTTAAGTAGTTTGCTGAATCCACCTACTACAGACATGGTAGTAGCATACCTAAGTATCTCCACATCATTACTCTTGTTAAATCTAGGTTTACAAAATGACATACATGCCACTAATTCACCATTAGAGTACAGACCGTACGTCACGGATGCACCTTTAGCCACACCCTGTAAATGATTCTTGTTAAAGAACTCTGTGCTATTATTAAAATCCACCACCCCTACGGTAGTGAGTCTAGCATACACCTTCCTAAAATTTGCATTAAGAATATGAGTTAGCTTATTTTTAACCAAGTCTTTTTTATGAACCCATTCATCTTCAAATATATGAATCAACCTATATTCTTTCTCAGCGCATAATAGGGTTTTATGTAAGTGTCTAGCCTTGGGGTCTTTATGAGCCGTCGTATCTGCGAACCCATTATTAAATGCATCAGAATGAAAGTACACACCATTATATTCTATAGCTATCCTTAAGTTAGGTATAACTATGTCTAACTCCAACGGGGATATTAATGTTCTATCATTAACTGTAATCTCCACCCCTAACCTTTTGATAAATTCTACCAATTCAGCCTGCTGGTTAGACCCCTGACATACCGGGCAGGCGTTAGTCCTATCTCTTCTCAATATGTTATTGGCAGTGGATTTAAAAGCGTGTCCATTAGCCGTACATACAAAATCATAGTAGGCATGATTATTAGTATAGGTATCTGAAATACAGGTTATAACTCCTACTCCAAACTTCTCCTCTATACCTTTTACTAATGATGGGATATCTTTGCGTAGTTTACCTGAACATACTGAGCATCCAACGCCCCTCATGTGATCTCCAGTTTCCTGGAGGAATGGCGTGTCTGGATGGTGTTTACATACTAGAGTAATCTTACCGTGTCTACTCAAGTTGGATGTATCCACTAAACTATAATCAAATTGGTCTGGTGTTTTTTGTGTACGCCTTGCAGCTTCAATTATCCTATCTAGAGTTAGCCTAGTATTCCCGGCGCACTGAGGGCATCCAGATTCCCCACCTATTAGGTTTATAGGAGTAACTTCCCAGACATGGCCGCACGTAGTACAATTAACCTCTACTTCAGTGTTGTAGTTATGATAAGTAGAACCTTTACATAGCTGCACTGACCCGCCATGAATTTCATTCAGCCTTTCCAGAAATATGGTTTGAGTTAAAGCTAATTTTCTCCCAGAGCTTAACTTTGAGCATTTCGTACAGGCCGGTACACCTTGTTTCTTATTAAGTAAAATAGTCGGTCTTACTGAAAAATCCCCATGCTCAGGACATACTAGTATTACGTTGGTATCCGAGTTTACGTAATATACTTTCTCGTATCCTACTGAATCTCCGTATAATACTCTCAGTTTCTCTATGAAAGAGTCTTGTGTAGTAGAGTACCTATTTCTAAGTGACTCTCTCTTACAGGATTCACATCCAGCTCCTAGCTTCATAGACTTAGGGGTTCTAAACTGCTTCTCACCAGGGTGTATTTTACACTCGAACTCAATCGGTATCAGGTTACCATTATATATGGAGTTATGGAAATCCAGATTAGGGTGTTGCTCTTTCAATCCCGGTATCGGGTTATATGATGTGACCATGGTATACCTACTAAAGTTATGTATTTATATTATACCAAACTACGTCTTTTAATTTAATTAAAACAACAAGTGTAATTACCTTTAGCCTAAAAAAGCCAGATGTACTCCGGCTTTCTTTTATATGGTACTTATTTACGAAATAGTATCGCACTCCCCATCGGCTGCCCCGTTATATACGAGCACCCTAAGTTTTCCAGAGCGATCCACCCCACCTTGACCAAAGGTTTTACCCTGTATCAGGCTGTTCATAACCCTACTCTTATGGGCCCACATGTCTATCCTCATGTCCCTGGTAAATCCAGTACCCATCTTACCTACGATCTTACCAGTAGCATCGGCCAGTATTAGTGCCCCCATAGATCCTTTAGGCTTACCATGTATATGGTGTTCTTCCTCCATACCAACTACACGTAGATTATAAGTATCTATGTGTTTAATCTTAACACGAGGGTTATGTAGTTCAGGCTTAGTCCAACTAGTAACTATAACCCCCTCTTTGCCTGTATTTTTAGTATGATCTATTAACTTAACTATACTGGGTAAATCTGTATATACTTTTGGGGAGAAGATTAAATCAGATTTCCCTATAATCCTTTCCACCTTGTTCAGGTGTTCCATCTTCTGAGCGTAAGTCTGTAAGGGTGGGTTAATAGTATCTAAAAGAACTGCTCGGACTGGGCCATGCTCTTTCTGAGATTCAATAGCTTTAGCTGGTAATGAGTTAAGTATTCCAGATACCCTAGCATGGTTATCATCTTCAGTTTTAACCTTACCTGTATGGACTAACTCCACCGAATATGTATGTCCGGCCAATTCCTGAGCTTTAAAAGAGGCTAGGTGAGGAACCCTATTTGTTTTATCGGGAAATCCACCTTTAACTGAAGGTCTCCTCGATATAAAAGATGGTGCTCCTTTGGAGTCAAAACTGAGGAAGAAATGGGCCCCATCTCTTTTAATAGATGCGGCTGGGTTTTCTATAGTAGTCCAATCTACTTTGCTAGAGTCTATATACTTATGTCTAGTAAACATCGTTATCCTGTCTTAATTAAAAAAACACCCTGATGTCCGGGGTGTTGTTGTAGTTACTACTAATGGACGATGTGGTTGGTTGAAGCTGGTGAAGGTGTATTTATATCACTTTCCTCAGTGACCTTGGCCACTAATCCCTTTATCTCTTCTTCCACCTCAGCTCTTTTCTTGGCAAAGCTATCCAAGTCGATGCCCCTGGACTCCATCTCAAACTTTTCCAGCTTTCTAGCATGGTCACGTATGGCTTCCAGTGAACCATTCATCACCATACTCATGATACCTTTGCAGGCATCAGGGTCCCAATTAGTGGCAGTCATGCCCGCAAACATGGAGTCCAGAATAGTGAGTAGACGCATTCGGTATTCCCCATCCACGTTCATGTCTCTGATGGCGGCCAACTGTTCTTCTGTAGGCTCTTTAGTTGAATTTGCTTTCACCCAATCATCAACTATCGAGGATATTCTTTCAACGGTTTCTTCGCCCAGCAGCTCCATTATGTTACTTGGAGATAGGTGGGGCATTGAGGTTTGGTTTTTGTTTGACATGACGTTTTCCTGTTGTGTGTAAGTTAAACTGAGGGATGTAGTTTCACACCCCTATAGTTTAGTAGTTACCAGCCGTTCTGGCGACGTACCGATTGGCGCAACTGTTCATCACGGAGGATTTCATGGTCACGCTCAACACGCTGCTGCTGTTGGCGATTGATGTCTTGATACATGTAGTTCTCGGCGGCATTGGCACGTTGGTTTGCACGATAGCAATAAGAACCACTATTGCTGGAATATATGGAATCCCGTTCCTTCTGAGCACGCAATGCATCAGTACCGGAGTCAGCAAAGGAATTTGCTGAAAACAATGCCACGAGTACTACCGGGATGATTTGTTTCATGATTGTCTCCTTTGGTTATGTAAGGGATATCCTTACAAGATACTTATACCAAATAGAGGGTAATTAATTAACTATTTATGACTAGTCATGGAGCAATGCTTTTATCTTCTCATTAAGGTCGTCTTTAGTCTGAGAGTTATGATAGAGATATTGATCAATACTATGCGGCCTATTTCCCATAAACCCCTTAGGTAGTATGGAGTGGTAATGCTCTATGTTTACATGGCGCTCACTTTTTGGTAGATGAGTATGAGATTCATATCTAGCCGCCCTACCTACTACCTGATCTATTTTTGACTGATTAAAATGAGGCTCAAGTATCTGCATGAGTTTAGTACCTTTTAAGTCTAAGCCTTCCGCTCCAGAGCTAGAAACGAGCATCGCCTTGATCTTGCCGCCATTATATGCATCCTTAATTTCATCCTTCTGCTTCGCACTTAATCCTCCATGGAATATAGCATGTGAAATATTACGTTTAGTCAGTTCTTCAGAGTAATCTCGTAACCCAGATTCTAAGAAATTAGAGTATACCACTCCTCTAAAATTCTTATCCGATTTTATGGCTTTATGCAGGTTGTCTACTGCCTGTATAGTTTTAGGAGTAACATGAGACGAGTTGGTTAGGAGCGGTTTAGTAGAGTTAGATACCTGACGTACACCAGAAGAGAACGCATTTAACTCACGGCTCTCACGCTTGTCTAGTGGCATACCCATACGTACCTTCATTTTCATAGCCCAGGGGAGCTTACCTTCCATAAACTTGTAAAGTGTACGCTGTTCAGGAGACATCTCTACTTCAATCACCTTCTCCGAAGTGGTGGGGAAGTGCTTTTGAAGTTCAGGATCATTTTTAACATCGTAGTGATCGGTGTATTTATTCAGGACTTTATCCAGATACTTGCTATTCTTTATTTCAACCGTCTCTTTAGGGGTAGCACCCATGAGTACACGTCTAAGAATATTAGGGTGTTCTGTTTTACGAACTACGAACTCTTTTTCAAAAGCGTCTTTACCTTCTGGTAGTACCTTTTTACCTGCGACGATATTAACTAATGGCCCCTGATCACCAGCATGATTGTACCTAGGGGTAGCAGTAGCTAGCAGGCGCTGATCAGCCCCTGTTATAAGTTTACTAAGGGCTTTATGGCGTTTGGTAGTTGGGTTTCTCAAAGCCTGGGCCTCATCAGCCACGGCTATGGAAAAGTGCTTATTAGATAATTCGTCGACATCATTAACAGCTTTATTATAGGTAGTTACCAGCAGGCGCTTAGTATCTATATCCATACCATGCTTTTTTATCTCTTTATTTATATTGGATACTAGAGAGGCTGGAACTATTGCCAATGCATAGTTCTTCTTATCTCTCTTCTGCGCACGCTCTATGGCTGCAAGAAAGGTCTTAGTTTTACCCGTACCTGTGCCGTGGTCTAGTAGGACACCTCCTTCTAACTCCAGTTTTCTCAAAGAGCGCTCCTGATGAGGTTTTAGAGTAGTTTGTGTAGACTTAGACCCCGCTATTTTGACTAGGTACTTATTCATAATCTCTGTATGTCTTCTATACGCAATTTTAAAGTATCGGAGTATTGATTTTTATCCGGGGATCTACTTAGTTTTCTTGATATACTAAACAGGCTTCTTGGATTTCTAACCCGTAGATTAACCTGATATGCCGTCTTACCTTTTTTCTTTACCCCCAGGTATGTAAAGGATGGGTGTCTTTCGCTTATAAATGCTATATGTCCGAGGGATCTGGCTAACTCAACTACATCACATGCTAGCCTATAGCTAGTCGAGCAATAAGAGCTAGTTCCTTGGAGGTCTATGGTACCATCGGTATCCATAAGTCCTTTCATTAACCATGAACGCTGTTCTATTGATCCAACTAAGTAGTTCTCAGGTATAAACTTAAGTTCAGAATTAACATTTAAACCTAGTCGTCTGATTTCATCCGTATAAGCATTATGCTTACCCTTAGACCCTGTTACTTTATTTCTACGTAACCCGTACCCGTACTTACTACTAAGTTTTACCACCTCGAACCCGAAGTGAATGCGGGAATTACAGTTTTGTATTAAATCTTCATCAGCAGAAGTAATAGTCATTCTCCCATATCCTAAACCGCCATCCCCTATTAATACCCCTAACAGATAAGGGTCTATAAAGTATTTCTGCTCTGGTAACTCCTTAGGGCTGGGGAGAGGCATGTATAACCTGGATTTCATGTAAGGCATTTCCAAGTATTTGGATACTTCAGCTACCTTAAGTGTCCTCCATCCGTCCTTCCACCCAGGGTATACTATTTGGATCTCATCCTGACCTAGGTATGTATGTTGTCTGCCATCCACCAGCGTAACCAGATATGAGTCCTTAAAATCTGCTTCTGATAAAGAGTCTAATTGTTTTTTAATATAGTTCATAACTATATTTTAACACTGGATCAGGAAAACTCATGCTCATTTATTATGAGTAATAATACTTTTATTATTATGAGGCTTAATAGCCTTAGCCTTCTTAAGATACCTATTACCCCTTAGTTTAGGCTTCAGCCTTAACTCTTCTCGTAGTTCGGCCTCTTTGCTCATAACCTTCTTGAAATCAGAGGCATGATCCCCCTCCTCCTTACGGGCGTGTTCAATAGCCTTTTTTAGCTCTGGAGATTTAGCATCCTTAAGGAGCTCGGTGTAATCGTGTATGGCCTTAGTCTCCTCAGCATGAGACTTAGATGCGATGGATAGATCAGATGAAATCTTCTCCAAATACTTATTCTCACTCACACTATCCACCCTCTTAAATAACCACGCACCCTTCCCATAATGTTCGGGCATTTTCTTGATTAGAAACTTACTACCTTTAGTTTCTACCGTAATCTTGTCTTCATTGAACTTTGCAGTTCCCTTTTTAATCCAATCAAGGGTAGTAGTTCCCGCCCCATATTGGCCACTAGGAATCTCAACCCTTTGACTGAGGGCATAGTCTGCGGTGTGGACCGGTTGTTCCCATAGAATTATGGCCTTACCAGGTTCTGGAAGTTCTCTCTTAGTGGCCCACGAGTAAGCTTTATCCCCCACTACAATTCTATAGTCATAGTGTAATCCAGCCCGTTCAGCGTCATGGCGCTGCCTAGTGAAAAGAATAGATTGAGTAGAATTGGACATATCCTATTTTACCACATTAGCCTAGATTAGGCTAAAAAACAGGCCTATGAAAGCGCCCGTTTTAATTATGCAGATACGCTGGTCATAAGTACAGGTTATGCTATACTAATAGGCTCCTCAAAGACGTTAGATATGTTCATAGTATACGTACTATGTCTGTCACCATTATCTGTGATAGCTCTGGCGGAGGCCGATAGATCAATAGACGATACTTCATATGTTACACTTGACGAGTTGCCTGAAGTCCTGAAGTACCATCCACCGAAAAGTTTACTGGATTAAGCTTAACTGATGAAATGTTTCTCTTAGGCGTCTTAGGTGTCTTAGGCTTTTCTCCATTAAGCAAGAATTCTTCAAAGTATTTCTCAGAGGCTTCTATAACCTTATCATCGGACCCCGACTCTATAAGTATTCTTATTGGAATACCGTGGCACTTAGTAGTTAGAAACTTGGCTATGAAATCCTTAGTATCTTTCTTTGTAATCCCCTTTGGTAAGTACTCTGGTTTAAACTCGGTTGAATTTGGCTCAGGGAAAACTAATTTAATGCTAGCTATAACCGGTGCCAACATCCTCATGGCCGACCTATTTATAGCAGCATAATTTGAAGTATTAAAGTCTGCTTCAGTTCCATCCCTGATAACTTGCATAATTACTGGGGCTAAAGGATTCCTTATAGGGCATAGTGAGGATAGCGCATCCAGCCCCTCCTCTTTAGTAAAACACTTTAATGATTTAACTATCATTATAATAGTATTAGTAGTCCCGGGGTACCTTAAGACACTACTAGGTGCTACTGTTCTAGGTATGGACGTTACTAGAACCCCGTTTAGATCATTAAGTCCCCACGGTGACAAGAAGGTTTTCTTAATAGTCTCTACTCCATCAGAGATATCTGTATACCCCTCTACTGTAATGTACGGTAGCCCAGAGGGTTTATCGTATTTAACAGGGATACATGAGGACGTCAGGGCCTCTATTATAGCACCCCCCCCGTATATAGACTCCGGACTAAGCATAGTTCCCGGTGATGTATAGGGGACAATACATCTGCCTGAGTATGCCTTAATACGAACACACCCTACATTAGTATTTGTAGAACTATCTACTAATGGTATGTAGAAATCACCTTCGTATAACAGGGTATTATTGATCTGGGGCTGCACTTTTTTACTGGTGATAAACCCCGTTGGATTAAATACAGTATTAATTTGTTCTTTAGTAGAGGTAGATATAGCATTACTAATATGTTCCGTAGCCTCCGCCGGATTGATGGCGATAGATACCCTTAATCCAAACATCACCATTTTTAAATTAAATAAGTCCATATATTGACTATCTACTTCCATTACCTGGAAATCTCCCTGTAACATCTTAGAGCCTGATACTAGTCTAGATATCCTGGTGCATATGTCTTTTAACTCGTAGTATTGTCTACTAATTATACGGTTAATTCCTGACATCCAGATGCTAAACTCCTCGTAACTAGTGGCTTCATGTACATTACCTTTAATGGGATGTAATACTTCCCGTAGACTAGGTACAATAGTTAAGGGAGGATAAATTTTCTCTTCACGTACTTTCACTACGTCTAATATGCTCATACTATATAACTCCTTAATTTCGTCTAAATTATAGTAATGACTGAATCCGAATTCCTAAAAAGTCTAGCCAAGTATTCTGGTAGCAGTATTCAATTTAAAAATGAAGAATTACTGCCTGGCACAGGATGGATTAATGATGTACCAATAGATATCTCTATATCTGGAGGTTGTGTGATACTAAACTCTATAGGGGAGTTTAGAGGTAACGCCCACCTATACAGTAAAAGTTTAAGCAGGGGCAGGGGGAACTTCAGTAGGCTAGTTCCGTACCTGAAAAAACTGCTTCTAGAACTCGGTTTTGAACAGAAGATATACCTGACTCCATTAAGTCCGGTATGGGGAAATAACTATAAACTATGCGAAGCCGAGAATCCACACAAAACCGATTGCTCATGGTATATTGACTTGTCTTGATTCGTAGAACTCTTTGTAAATACGATGTTCCTCTAGAAACTTGTCTACATCCTCTTCTGCTAATTTATATAACTCCTGCATTTTAGAGTCTCTGGCTATGGGACGTACCTGCTCTTTCAGCCCATAAGTCTCCTTATCTCCCAGGTTGCCTCGTATACCCTCTTTCCCACCTAGCTCAGTTAACCTCTCTTCAGCCATGCGTAGTACATCTTTTAATTTGAATGGATAATAATCGTTACAGTCTATACCCATGTCAAACCTCATCAATCCTGAGTTATCCAAGGTACCGTGGGTATGACCATGTAAGTGTATAGCGCCATGGTATTTACGATTCCAGGACTCTATAGGGTAGTGACACATTACTATCGGTAGTATCCCGTATTCCTTCAGGGTCAACTCAAAATAGTCATGTACCGGCCCTATGATAGTATTATTCCTCAGTAAGGAGGATACTACCTTTTCACTATCATGATTCCCTCTGATAAGGATCTTATTTCCATTCAGTTTCTTAACGTACTCAGAGGGATCTGGCCATCCCAAATCTCCGAGTATGAATACTGTATCAGTGGGATCTACTACCGAGTTATGCCTGTTTATTATCTCTTCATTCATATCATTAACAGACTTGAAAGGTCTATTACAATACTTGATTATATTCCCGTGATTTAAATGGAGATCCGAGCATATCCACGTTTTATCTAAGTTAACCATACTTTATCCCGTCAATTTACTGGTAAATAATTGTATCCTACGTCCTAAGATACTACAGTATTCTTCCATTATGTCTGACTGTCTTACTAGTAAACATTTCTCTATTACGTCTAGGGATTTGAAAGTTTCAGTATGTAAAAAACTATTTAATGCTATCCACTTGGTCTTAACCTCTTCCAACTCATGCACCACCCTTAGTTGATGTGGTTCTAAATTACTTACCTGGTCATTCATCATGTTCTCCATTAAAATCTTGTATACCGTCTTATACCCTAAAAATAGCATTTGTGGAATTTATAGTGGTAAGCTAAAATACTGCTATGACTGATACTAAACTAACCACCGTTGGCTCCCTTATAATTAAGCACTCCATGCCTACCGAAAAGGCTAAACAGGAATTTGACATACACACCCCTTTAGATAAGGGGGGTATGTCTAGGATGGTAAATATGCTTATAAGGCATGGTGGTAGTAAGTCCCATGAACATATAAATACATTAGGACAGATGTTCTTTAATAAGGCTACTGAAATAGGTGCCTCTACCCCCCTATCAGACTACATAAATGAAAGTGATGAGCGCTCAGCTATCCTTAAGGAATACGAAACTAAGGCTAATAAAATAATCCATGGGCCAGGAAGTAAGTCCCATAAGAACGATGGCTTAGGCAGTTTAACTTCCGACTATAACAAGCGAATAGAAAAACAGAACCTAGACTACCTTTCTGGTAGGGGGTCTACCGCTGCTAAGATGGCTAGAACTGGGGCTCGTGGTAATCCCGCTCAGTTAGCTTCGGGTACCTCTACTCCACTTATGTCATTAAACGTTAAGGGGGAGTTAATACCCCTAGTAATTAAGAGCTCCTTTGCTAGTGGTATGTCCCCAGCCGAACACCTAGCCATGAGTTACATGGGACGCGGTTCTACGGTTCTATCCCAGCTATCGACTGCTCTACCTGGAGCTCTATTTAAACGCCTAAGTCCTACAGTCTTCCATGAGACTATTACAGTAGATGACTGTGGAACTAAGAATGGTATCACCCAAAAGGTATCTGACAAAAAGTCTGTATTAGGAAGGTACGAAGCCGGTACTAACCACGTAATAGACGAGGAGTACTATAAGCACCTTACTATGTCCCGCTCCCCTACGGTAGTGGTCCGCAGCGCATTGACATGTGAGGCTAACGAGGGTGTATGTAAGAAATGTTATGGACTAATGGGTAGTGGGAAAAACCCTGAGATAGGTGAAAACGTAGGTATTATAGCCGCACAATCAGTATCAGAGGTTCTTACACAAGCTATGTTATCAACTAAACATAAGGCTACTGTTGGAGAACGTCGTGGTAATATATATGATCAAGCCTCTAACATTCTTAACAACCCTAAAGAGAACTTCAAGGATGAAGCTACTATCTCAGAGGTCAATGGTAAGGTTAATGATATAATACTGACGCCTCTAAAGGACCATCACGTATTCATAGATGGAGTTAAACACTTTGTTCCTAGAATACAGCAGTTGACCATAAAGAAAGGGAATGCGGTAAAGAGGGGATATGCAATATCTACGGGGGTTATTAACCCTAGGAAACTAGTTTCCTTGAGAGGCATAGGAGCTGGACGTAAATACTTGGCAGAAGAGCTAAGGAATATATATGGTGGCGGCTTAGATCCTAGACACTTCGAGTTAATTTCCCGTAATCTAGTTAAGTACGTACAGGTAGACAGCCCTGGAGAAACCGGATTTACCCCAGGAGATAAGGTTACTATTAACTCCATATCTAAGCATCTACAACAGGATGAAGTGGACACCCCCCTACATCAAGCTAAGGGTAAGATGCTATCACGTAGCCAATTTGAATTAACACCTGGTACTACCTTGGATGATAATCACATAGATGAACTACATCGCCAAGGTGTTAAGTCGGTTAAAACTACAGGTAGTAGACTGAGGATAACTCCGGTGGTCCCCGGTCTACAAACTGCTAAGTTGTTAGATAAGAACTGGATCTCTAGGTTATCTTTCTCTAAATTAGAAAATAGCCTAAAGGATGCGGCAGCTCTGGGGCAAGAATCTGATGTACATAGTACAGACCCTATAACCCCATTCCTTATAGGTAATGAGTTCGGTGATGGATATCATGGGCGATACTAATGGCTACTAGAGTACCAGGTAAGAGCCCTAGAGAGTATGAAAAAATAAGAGACATACTACGCTATCTCCTTAAAAATAGCAGATTCCAAGGGATGGTTAGTAAGGAGACAGACTTAGAGAATATGTTCATGGCTCTAATGAGAAAAGAGAGCTCAATGCATCCAGATAATACCGGTCCAGATACTTCTGGTACTACCCCTGGTAATGCAGCCGGTAGGTTCCTATTACATCCTAAGGTGGTACAGGTAACTAAACTTAACGATGTAAATTTAACTGCCAATATTAATGAATGTACCAAGGCATATGGGTTAGCTCAAAGCATGGGTTACAACCATGTTAGGGGAATATCCCCTTGGAGCTCCACCACACAATGTGAAATAGAGAGACTAGTGTTGAAGTATGGGTTTGATGCATCCTGGGCAGTGAGGTTAACAATAAACCCTGGAGACTCAATAGGTAAGGTAATGGGTGTTAATGGTAAAGAATTTACGGATGACATCTTAACTAACCAAATAATGTCTGGGTTAATTATCCTGAATGATAAGTGGCATAATGTGCTTAGATATAAAGACGGTGTGAGATGGTACAGGTCTTTTAATGGCACTGAATATATTAATCATAGTAGATTACTGGTAGCCATGGGATCGTATCTAGGATATGGTGGTAAGGATAAAGTTGGTAGTACTGCAGCAGGATACGTCGCTTCGATAGTGGGTCCTAATTATAGAGAGGCTAATGGGTTTGGTAGTAATTTAGTATCATCATCCTTTGAGGTGCTGACTAATGAAGCTCCTGCTATAGTTAGCCTAACAGAAACTACTAGAAAAGCCCTAGGTTGTACAGCTTAACCTTTACAGCAAACAGATACTGCGTTAAAATACAGTCATATACATTTATAGAGGATATTTAATGGAGTTCTACGATATCGCTCTGGCTAAACTTTTACAGACTTTGCCAGAACTGGGAAATTACATAGTTACATTTAAAGATGTATCTGAAGAACTGTCAGACGATAATGGGGTTCAAGTAGGTATCTTTATTCTTAAAGCCGGAACAGAGTATATGTTTGTACCTACTGTATCCAAGGGTGACAACGTCTATCCAATAGACTCTATTTTTATCTCGTCTAAAGGGAAGTTCTTCCCATTGACGCGCAAGACTCTTAACCTTATCTCTAGTATTTCTCAGAATGTACCAGGTAAGGCTACCAAGATTCCGGATACTGTAACTAAGAACCCAGATCTGTCTCAGCTCATCAATCCTCCTAGGACTGGTAAGTTCGTATATGCATCCTCTAGTAGACTCGGTGACTTCTTGTCATCTATGCCTAACTCTCTTAAGAGTTTTACTATTGAGAAGATTGCTGCTGAACAGTCGATGTATGAGAATCTACACAGCCTGTTTAACCTAAAGGATATCTTTGATCATCTTAAAGCTGCCCCAGGTGGGTTAGCTGCTGTAACTAACCAAGCACCTGTTTCCATCCTAGATGTACCAAGTACAAAGATGACAGACTCTGAAATCCAGACAGTTCTGGATGTAGGCTATGTTGTACAAGGCGCTCCTACGACTTCTAAGGTTGCAGTATCACATCTAGATTATAATAAGTCAGGATCATTTACTCAAGTGTCCAATTTGGATGGTGATAGAGACTATGAACTAATGCTTGCTAACGGGAATTCTCGTGAAGCATTTATTCCTAAACAAATAGTCGATTTCCGTCGTAAAAGGTATGACTGCTCGGGGAATACTCCCGGTTCAGCCGTGGCTATCTTCACTAATGGAGATTATGCTATTGGTAATAATTTCATCAGTGTTGGTGATATAAAAAACCGCAAGGCTGTATTAACTTCCCTATTCGATTTTACTCCACCTGTGTTGCCTAAGGATCTAACTAGGGATGCTACGTTTGCTCTTATCACCACTAACTCAGAGCTGATAGGGGTATTTAAGGCTAGTGACGTAAGCATTAATAACTTAGGAGTAGAAATATCTGCAACAGCTCTGTCTGGAAATTTCTCCACAGTTCGTATCCATGCATATAGAAACTTCGCTGGTTCTTGCATGCTGGATACCTCAGATAGACATCGCAATGAATTGTATGTTCCGTATGCATCGCTAGTCCTTATGCTAGGTAAGGATGTAACGGGGAACATGGAGAAGAGCGTTAACTCCGCATTTAAGAAGCGTGAAATCAGCGAAGCCGGTAGCTTACTAGGTCATCAAGTAGATGTAGGATTTGATGGCATCGAATTCTTCATAGGCCGTAAACCTATGGGTAAAGAAGCTAATGTAATGAAGCGGTTGGTAGTTGAAGAGGGTATAGATCCTGTTCAAGCCGCGCACTTCATTAAGCAAGCTAGGGAAAATAGATTCGTAAAAATATATCTATCTAAGTCTGCTGCTGAGGCTGCTGCTCCAGCCGAGATTCCTCAGTATGGTGCTCAGCTACCTTCTCAGCCTAAACCAGGTTTGAATGGGTCTTTTGTACCTAATGTACAGAGTGCTCTAAAGACTAATGATGCTCAATCTGTTGAAGCTACGATTATCTCTGAGCTATTACAAACCCCAGATATGTTTGAGATGATTAGTGAGTATCTCCCAGACATAGAAGAGTGCATTGACAGACTAGGTCGTATTTTGCTATTATCCAGGGTGAATATTGAGAAGCTCGCTGATGGTAATGACTCAGATAATGTATTTGCGTTCTTAGCTAATCTAAAAGCAGTCTATCGTATGTTAGGTGATAACTATATGAAACTGGAGGAGATGATAGCAATGAAGCCAGAGGAGGCCGGCTCTAAAGTTAAAGCCGGTAGTAAATAACTAAATACTCATCATGGCATGGAGAATCCAAAACTTAGAGCCTCATTAATCAATAATAAAACAGTTGGCGTTGACCCCATAGTCGACGCCATACTGGCTTCTGCAGACTCAATAGACTTCAAGCTGTATAAACAAAGCTTGGAATTACATAAGTCTCCCACTAAGAAAAACTATCTAGAATCCTCCCTTCTAGCCAGTAAAGATATGCTTCAGATTTCTGAATTACTGGAGCTACCACTAGACTTAGTTACCATGTATCGTGACATTTTCTACAACGTTACAGATTTAGATAAGCTATCTAAGTTAGAGCTGTTAGATATTCCCGACCAGGCTGAAAAGGGTATGAAGACTTGGGCCCTAAGTCAGGGCTTGGAATTTGTATCTTGGCGTCTAGGTAACAAGGTTAGCATCTCTCCTGTTGAGGGTCTTAAAGATCTGTTTAGTACTTGTATCTTCAAGTCTAAAGAGGCCCTGTTTAGCGGTAACGTAAGCGACTCGAGCCGTGAGTCGACAAAGTGGGTGAAACTCAGTATGGACCTGGCACGACTTTTGAAAATTTGGATTTTAGATTCTCAGGCGGCCCGTGCCGACCTAGAAATGGCACTCAGAGAGGTCATTCCGGACTTTCAAGGGTTAGATAAATTAGATCAGGTGATAGAAGAGTTTGCACAAAAGAATGAACCGGTAGATATAACTCTACCTGAGAAAATGACGTTTGAAAGTATAGAAAGTTTATCATGAGTGAAAATAAATATTTAGAGAAGATCGCTAAATGGAGTGAGGTAAGGCCTGGTATACAGTACCATAATGAGTCAGGGGTCATTAGGATTAGTGATAAATCATCCTACGATAGATTGCATAGAGACCAGAAAAACTCTGGAATACGTAGAGGAGCTTTAACCAGCGGTGGAATACTCGGGGCTGCAGGAGCAGGACTGGGGGCAGTTATAGGTGGCGGAGTAATGCCTAGCAAAACTAAGATGGGGTTAAAGTTAGGTTTAGCGGGTGCCGCAGTAGGTGCGGTATCGGGAGGACTTTCCAAACTTAAAAGATATAATAGCCACCCAGAACTGGTGGACAGGGACGCCATTAACTCCATACATAGGAGTGCTGGACATAAAGATAGAACGTATGCGCATGTCCCTGGCGGTAGTGCAGAAAAATCTTTAGATGCCATACTAAATCACTTGCCACCTAAGAAGTAGACTGACTTAAAATAACCATATAATTATGAGGATGCAAGATGCCATCAATAACAACAGAACAACTTCAGACCATCTCGGTTAAAACCGTAGAAGGGTTTCTGAATGACCACGTTCCTCTAAGCGAAGGTCTGGCTAAACAGGCTGCTGCTTATGAATTAAATTCGGAGCAGATTCAGCGTGCCGTTGAGGCCACTAACAGCATCTGCTACCTAAAACTGGTAAAAGTGGCTGAGGATCGCACTATTGAGTTCCCACTATGCAAGACTGCAGAAGTCATGGCTCATATTACTCTGCCTAACATCGAGAAAGTAGCTTCTGCCGTACCTAAGTTCCACACTGAAGTAAGATTGGTTAATGGAGAAGTTACTACTTCTATGCGCAGGATTGATATTGAAGGTGACTTAGCCGAATCTAGAGCCCGGATGACTAAACAAGCCTCTGCCGAACTAGACCAAACCAACATCACCATCCAATCTCCAACCGAGATGTTTTACCTCCTAACCAAGATGGCAGCTGAGAATAAACACCTCCTGTCTCGTGCCACTGATGACCTAATAGTCACTAAGGACTCTCTTGAGAAAGCTGCGTCTGTACTAGCTCGTGATCCTAAGGCCTCTATTAAACTGGAGATGCTGGGAGTTTCTGAGACTGGTATCGAAAAGGTTGCTGGTGTAGAATCTCAGGTGCAGGGTTCGTTCATCTTCAAAGAGGCTGACCTTAAGGTGGCTAAGCAAGTCGTTGAGCTAACTAAAAAAGCTAATGTCCTACAAGCAGAAGTTGAGAAACGTACAGAGTTACATAAACAAGCAGAATTGACTAAGCAGTCTTTTCTAGGGGCGCTGTCTAAGGGCTTAGGCTACTTAGCAGGTAAGGCCATTGCAATACCAGGTAAGGCTATCGGCAGAGGATTTAAAAATACCGCTACTAACTTAAAGAACTCAGCTATCGACATGACTAGACCTGTAGGTAAGAAGTTATCTACTCCTAAGAAGCTTGGTATAGCTGGGGTAGCAGGAAGTACTGCTCTAGCTGGGGGTGATGCACTTATGTATCAGCCAGGTAGAGAAAAAGATATATATCACCAAATGGTCCATACAGGTCCATATTAATTCAACCAAAGGAAAAGTAATGAAACTAGATAATGTATACGCAATGGGCCTGGAGAAGTTTGCCGGTGATCAACAAAAAGCTACTGAGTTTACTGAGGGTTTTGCCAAAGAGGCGGGAATTTGGGATTCGGTTAAGAGCCAGTTTGCAACTCGTATTGAAACTAGGGACGGGGGGAGTTCCCATGGCTTCATGCCATCCATGATGGAGGGTATGGGTAAGGGTCTTGGTGGTGCTGCTATCGCTGGTGGAGTAGGCATTATAGGAATGGCTGCCAATTCTATTAACAATGGTGCACTCCATAATAAGTACATGGCGGCTTTACAACAAGCTATTTCTACTAACCCATTACTACGTGATGCTAATAGAGAAAAAGTGATACAATACGGAAATACGATCTTTAAGTTTTCCCCCCGCGTGGCTACTGATCCTAATATAATGAGTTCTATTCTGGCGAACTGTATACAGGGGGAGGGCTTAGATCCTCTAACCATAAAAACTCTAGTAGACCTAGAGGCTAGATATAAAGATAGTACCTCTTTCAGCCCTAAGACCTTTCTATGAATATAGGCTTCTCTACTGGAGAAGATGCTAGGCCGATACACGTTAAGGAATCAAAAATATGCGTAGGGTGTGAAAATCTTCTACCTATTTCTAGTTTCTATGAATATAAGACTAAGAGTGGCGGTACCACCTATAGTGGTAGATGTAAGCCTTGTGAAACAATACGTAAGGTAGAGTGGGCTAGAAATAATAGGGACAAATCTAGGGCGGCATATAAAAGGTACTATGATAAAACAAAAGATTCTCCTGAAACTGAAGAGCAGAAAGAAAGACGTAGGGCAGTAGGTAGGGCATATAACCGTAGGAATCCACATGTAGTTAAACGGTCTAAAGTACGCCGTATAGCATCTGAACGTCAAGCCAACGTCTTATGGGCTGATGAATTATTAATAAAGCAGTTGTATATAGAGGCTTATAATAAAACCGTGGATACAGGTAATATATACCATGTAGACCACATTGTTCCCCTTAGATCAGACTACGTTTGTGGTTTCCATAGTGAACATAACCTGAGAGTTATAGAGGCGGTAGAGAACCTTAAAAAGAATAACTTACATTGGCCAGATATGTCAGAAATAACATTAGAATTAAAAGCTATGGTAAAATCATTTAAATTGGATGTTAATAATGAGTAACATATACCTTGATAAAATAGCTGGACTGCCTGGGTTGAACGTATTCAAATCCAGTATAACTAACCCCTCTATTTTTAATACTCTAGGTAAGACCATAAAGAAGAAACCTATCGGTAGCACTATTAAAGCTAACTCAGGTTTAACTTTGCATAATCAGAAATTAGGCATAAAGAGCATATGAATAAGTACTTAGAAAAAATTGCTGCCTTGTCACTACCTAAGTTTAACGGTAGAAAAGAGCGAGACGTACTAGACTTATTGGGATTTGGTATGGGTGCTACTGGGCTTGCTATGGGTACTTCCCGTACCCTGAATGCTGGTGAGACTAACTACTCCGCTAAAAAGAAACAGAAGCTGGAAGAGCAGAGTCTTGAGACTCTCAAGTCTATTAATAGGAACTTGAAGAAGTTGCCTAAGGCTGAGATAGTGAGTAAATAATGGCTGGGATTTGGGTAACCGACCATAGGCGTGGTGCATGTGGACATTGGGAGTATCCTGATGGCCTGAAGACGTGTAAGCATTGTGGTAAAGACTTACCTCTAATCAGTTTTAAGGGTAGTAAGAATAGAAGTGGTAGCATAATAACGGCACTAGATAACATAAGTAAGAATAATAAGGTATGGCCTGACATGCCAGAGATAACCCCTGAACCCAAAGCCTTGGTTAAGGCCTTCAAAGAAAGTGAAATGAAAAATGTATAAACTTATTGACTCAGCGTCTTTCTTCCACGAAGATGAGCCTACCATAACTATACTGGACCTTAATAAGACTAGGTTAGGGTTGGAAAAATCTGCAGCCTATTCCGAGATTAATGAGTTTGTTTCCAAACTGAACCCTGACAGTACTAGTATATACGTCCACATTTTAGCTATGGGGGCCGGTGAATTCTATGGGGGTAATAAAAATGGAGATTTTTTTCCTGAGAGTAATCTCATTGAATACCACCACACCTTCGTCACTTCCCCGGCACATATATTTCGAGACCATGTGAATAAGCGGCCTGAAATAGCTATAGGCAAGGTAATATTTTCTACGTACAACCCCAACATGAGGAGGGTGGAGCTAGTAGCAAGCATAGATAAAGTTAAAGGTCGTGACATAGTAGAGCGTATAGAATCTGGAGACTTCCCCTCTACTAGTATGGCATGCAGGACCGCTTTTGATGAATGCTCTATTTGCCATAATAGGGCTCATACTCGCCAGGAGTATTGTACTCATCTACGTAATGAGCTCGGTAAGATGTATAGTGACGGACGTAAGGTAATGGCCTTAAACACAGCCCCTTTAAGGTTCTTTGACCAGAGTATAGTACGGATCCCAGCTGATTCTACGTCTGCTGTGATGCAAAAGGTGGCAAGCGACGACTCCTTATCACAAGTCCAGTCTTCAGCTGAGCTAGCAGAAATTGAAGGCTTGACTGATGATGCTATGGATAAGCAAGCTGACCTTAGTAAGCTAGCTGATCTTATTAAGCAGATTGACGATGGTATAGTTGTAGATGCTGATCCTGAGCTGGACAAACTTTTAGCTAAAACAAAAGACCCTAAGTTAGAACTGATTCCTATACTAAAAAATTTCAAGCTTAATGACATCCTGTACGCATTAGGTCATCTAGGCATTAGCCCCTCTCTGGTCTTCTTAGGGGAGTTAATAGCCGTCAAGCTAGTAGGAGATCACATGAGTGGCTCAGGGCCTACCATAGCCTCTATAGCGCACCAGGTTGATCCTTCTAAGATAGCCGTGCCTAAGGAGATGTCTGAGACGGTAAATAGTCCACAGGCATCTATACTTAAGTTGTTTGCTCCTGAATTGCTTGGTAGCTCTATGCTTCCAGAATTCGTAGAAAAGCGTGCTTTCATATTCGACAACAGTAGAGAACGTGATGATTTTCAAGGGAGGCATTATAATACTAATATAGGATATATAGGTAATGGGCCTAAGATCCAAAAAACTCCCTTCGAAATGTGGCAAGCAGCAAATGAAGGGAAACAGGGTAATAGTGTACTTAACACGTTACTAGCAGTAGGGGGAGCGGCGTTAGCTGCTAAATGGTTTATCACCAGGATAATTGGACAGAAAATTAGGGAAGCTTTACCTCACTCTGGAAATGGTGTTAAAATAGTACTAGTTAAATCTGCTTCTGATTACAGGTTAACTCATCGTCTAGCTAAGGCTGCGATGGTTAAATGTCTAAAGAAGGGTTAATACAGGTTGACGAAGAATTACTAAAAAGATACAATTCAATACCGTATCTAAACTATAAGGAAAACTTTCAACATGAGTAAAAACGATAACTTCACTTTAGAAGACCTTCTGGCTACAATTGAGAAGCAAGCTTCTGACGCTGAAACCGAAGGTTCTGCAGCCGACAAGAAAGAAGACGCTAAAGAGTCGGAGAAAAAGGATTCTGGTGAAACCAGTGAAGCTGAAGCTGAAAAAGCTAAAGCCAAAAAGAAAGAAGGTCAAGAGAAGTCTGCATCTGATCAAGGAGCTGACTTAGCTAAAGAAATTCTGGAAAAAGTAGCAACTAACAATAAGGAAAATACTGAAATGAGCAAACAAGCTTCTGTAGCTGGCAAGGCTTTGGCCGATGCAATCCTGACTAAACTGGCTTCTGCTGGTGATGTCATCACTGAAAACGGCGTTACCCCAGGTACTGTCCCACAAAAGAATATCGTTGATAACGCTGAAATGAAAGCACAAGACGACGCTAAGATCCAAGCTGTTCCTGGTACCGATGGTGCAGGTAATGGTGGTTCCGTGAACCAAATCTTTGATGCAATCGTTGCTGACGCAATGGGTGAAGGCGCAACTGCTTATGACCAAACACAATCTGCTGGCGCTTCTGCTGGTGAAGGTGCTGCTGTTGATCAAGGCACTACTGCTCAAGGTCACGCTGATGAGTCTCAAGAGAAGATGGCTGCTGTTATCACTTTAGTTGAAAATGGTCTGGACTTTGATTCCGCTGTGGATCTGGTTAAGGAAGCTGAAGAGGCTCTTTGTATCGAAGAAGACGCACAAATCAAGCAAGCCGCTGTTAGCGAACTGGTTGGTCAAGGTTTTGACTTTGAAACTGCTGTAGATCTGATCAAAGAAGCTGGTACTGGAGCTACCGTGAAGAGTATTGCCACTGGTGGTCGTAACTTTGGTGATGGACAACTCGGTGCTGGTAGCCGTAAAGCTGGTCTAAAAGCTCTACCCGGCAAGGTTAAAGAAGATATTGCTGCCTTAGCAGAAAAAGCTAAAGCTAAGTCTGGCCTATTCTCCTCCGCTATTAAGTCAGAGGCCTCTAACCTTAGGGGTGCGGTAGGTAGTCTAGGTAAGTCTCCCCGTTTTGCTATGCAATCTATCGCTGGTAATCGTATTGCCCAAGCTGCTGCAGCTGCTGCTGCTATCGGTGGTGGTGCATATGCTCTGACCCGTGAAAAGAAGGCTGCTTTTGAAGCCTTGGTTGACGCTGGTGTTGACTTCGAAAAAGCTGCTGAACTGGTCACTACTAAGTCCATGGAGCTGTACGGACTGTAAGACGTATCGTTAAAGTAATACCTTAAGAGGGTGGAGCTATTGGCCCGCCCTCTTTTTATTAGGGACGAAGCTGTGGAACACAATAAGTATTTAGAGAAGATTGCCAGCACCATAAGTGCAAATGCTTCTAAGGCTAACGGGATGTATGATGATCTTAAAGGTAAAGCCCCCAGTTTTGCCCTAGGTACCTTAGTCGGGGCCGGGTCCCTTGCAGCTATACGCAAATTTAAGGGTAGAAACCTCGGTGCTATCAGAGAAACCATTAGCAAATACGAGCTTAGGAAATCATGAACAAATACCTAACCAAAATAGCCGCTCTCTCTGAAGATGCTAAAAAAGAGATCAAACAAACAGCTATCATAGCTACTACTGGACTAGGTACAGGCATAGGTGGTGACATGCTATCTAAAACTAAATCTATTTCTAGCTGGAAGGCACCAAGCTGGCTCAAGGCTGGTGTTACTGTTGGGGCATTAGGTTTGGTAGGTGATGTAGCTGCGGTTAAGGTTAATAGGAGTATTGAGAAGAGGGCTGGACTAGCTGATGAAGCTGGGCGTATGGCAGCTATGCATATCCGAAGACTTATCAATAGAAGTGTCCTCGGCCACTACTGTCGGTACGGGAGTAGCTGCTGCTAAAGTGTCTACTAGAGACAATAAAAGAAAAAAGGATAAATGAAATGTCACTAACACAAGAATTACGTGCATATGCAGAAATCTTGCACACTCCTGAAGTTTCGGAGACTGAGGCTGCGGTTGAACTTTTGAAACAAGCAGGTCTTTCTGAAGACGTGGCTCGTGCAGAAGTTCTACAAATGGAAATGGAAAAAGAGGCTACAGAACACCTAGTCATGTCAGGTATCGACATCGACAAGGCAGTGGCAATGGTTAAGGCTGCTAATATCAACGTTAAGAACCTGACTAGTGTATCTCTGGTTAAAGAAGCATCTGAAGTTACTGCTAGTCCAGAAGCGGAGTTACTGATTAAAGTAGCTGAGTATGTGGAAGAGTTGGAGTCAGAAATTCATGACCTGAAAAACATGGTTAAAGTTGCTGAAGCTAATACCCCGGAAAAAGAGTTCAACCTACCTCAGTCTATGGAGAAAGTTGCCAAGTCCGGTATGTTGACCAAGGAAGATCTGATTGAACTACAGGGTGTCAGCACTACTGTGTTAGATAAGGTTGCATCGGCTCTAGAGCCTGCATGGGAGATGGGTAAAGCTGCTGGAGTTGCAAGACCTAAGACGGATCCTATTCTTGAATTCTGCGTTGCTTAATATGGTGAAGAAAATGGGAAATAAATACATAGAGAGGATTACTACAGGTAGCGATACGAATCTCGTAAATGCAACCGGTGCAGTAAGTAAGTCTAATCCTACCCACCCGTTTGATGATATGGGAAAACAGGCTTCATTTGATAACCAGTACTTAGAAAAATTGGCGTTAACGTATAACGTAAGACCTCATAGTGATGATGGAGATATAAACATTGATTCAGTTTTAGGTAACTCTTATTTAGAAAAACTAGCGGCTAACCAAGAAGACTTAGACTATGCAATGGGTAGTGGTACTAATAGATTTTTTACAGGGGCGGTAGGTATAAACAACAGGCTTAAAGAGAAGGGCTATGACTCCACCTTAGATAAAGTCTCAAAGACTTCCCTTGATGGTACGGATTGGAAAACCCATATTGGACAGAATTTAGGTGGAGCTGCTATAGGGGCAGGTGCTGGAGCTTTAGTCACGCCTGAAAATAGGCTGATTGGAGCCTTGGTTGGAGGACTAGTTGGGGTAATAGTCGGCTCAGATAAAAGTGCCTATGACCATTGGAAACGTGGTGGTAATCTAGAAACTCAACTCAAGAAAGATATAGCTGCTGGCAAATATGGTTCAGAAAAACAAGCTTCGTTTGGTAACCCTTACCTAGAAAAGATTGCTGCTAATAAATATAAACAGCATCTAGAGTCTAAGGGAATGAGCTTCGGTGACTCTCGTGCAGGAGGAGCTAGTAATGCTTCCATTATGGCATCCCATGCTTCTACAGCACCCTCTAACTCTTTCAGAACTGGTGGATCTAAGATTATACCAGGTAAGTCTGGTTTTATGGGTTTAGGTAAGACCAGTCCTACTAGGATATCTGATGGCAAGATCAAAGTGACTGGCGACTCTACTCTAAACAAGTCTCTTGGAAAACGTTTAGAAGATTTCAAAGCTAATAAAGCTACCATAGCTGCAAATGCTGAGAAAACTGGCGTCAAGGGTATATTAGGTAAAGCAGTAGGCCTTATTAAAAGGAACCCACTAACGGCTGCTGGCGCTGCTCTAGGTGCAGGTATACTGGCTGGAAGATCTGGTAATAGGGATCAAGTGCAGTATCAATATGCATAAAAAATGTTATTACTCTGTAATTCCATACTAAAATACATTTATAGAACTTTATGTTCTACAAGTTCAGGGCAGTAAATGTCCTTGGTTGATCTAATAATTAGTTCGATCTAAATAATTAACTAAAAGGAAATATAACCATGAAAATGGAAAGAACGGCAGAAATTATCCGTGGCTGGCCATACGACGGTTCCCTTAATCGTGCTGAGCTGATCAAGACTGGCTCTACACTGGTTAATGGTGACTGGGTCGTAAAGCAAGCAGACGGTACAGTAGATGCGGGCGATGTAACATACGCTAACCGTAGCGCTGGTTTGGTTGTTGTTGGTAACGGTGATTCCGGTTCCGCACTGAACTCTGGTAAAGCAGAAGTTCTATGGGGTAATTTCATTGCTAAAGTGTCGAACTTTACTGCTGGCGCATATGCACCTGGTGCACCTGTGACTGTTAAGTTGGGTAAGCTGACTCTAGCAACTTTGGATACTGCTACTGATAATGGTGAAGTTGTGGTTGGCGTGGTGTTGGATGTTGTTGCAGCCAGCACTACAGAAACTGCTCATATCGTTGTTAAAGTAGCTTAATAGGAGAAAGATATGAGTAACTACACAACCGAAACAATCAATACCCAATTCATCAACCAGTCCTTCCTGGACAAGATTGACCAAGGTATGGAAAAAGAAGCCGGCGCAGCAATGTCCGCATTCGTGCGTCAAAAACTGCGTGAAGATGGTTTCACACGTAAGATCCTGACTCCAGTTTCGATCACTGCTTCCGAGCTAGATCGTCAACTGAGCGAAGAGCCACAAGTAATCGTAGAGAAAGAGCCAGACAGCGTTGCTGCAAACTTGCCTTTCTTGTCTCGTGCTGAGATTCGCTACTTTACAGGTTCTCGTTATGCAGTAACTTTCCAGAAGATCAGCTCTGCTGAATTCAAGAAGTCTAAGTTCGAGTTGGCTACATACCGTACCGACATCCGCACTATCCTTCAAGAGAACTCTGTTAAGGATCTGCAAGAGCAAGAAGACAAGAACTTCTATAACAACTGCTTGACAGTGGCTACTGCTAACAGCAACGTTCACACCATCTCTGGTGGTTTCAACGTAGCTAACCTGAACGCTGGTATCAAGTTCCTGTTGGAGAAGAAGCTGCCTGTTGGTTGCATCTTGATGACTCAAAGCATGTACGCTGACCTGTTGGCTCAACCAGCTACTCAAATTGGTTCTGCAGCAGCTTCCGAGTTGTTCCGCGGCCAAGCTAGCCTTGACAATTTTTTTGGATACAAAATTATCACGACTAATAAGACTGACATCTTGCCGACTAACCAAGCTCTGGTGTTTGCCCCTCAAGAGTACACCGGAAATTTCTTTAGTTTGCAGGAACCTACAGTTTTCCTCAAGACAGAAGCGGATATGATCCAGTTCCAAACTTACGAGGCTATCGGAAGTTCACTCGGAAACGTATCAGCTGTGCAAGTTCTCAATTTCTAAGAAATTTTTAGAAAGTAACACTAAAAGGCCTGGAGAAATCTGGGCTTTTTTACGTCCATAAATTGTAGTAGTTATCAGAAAGCTTTATTAGATAAACTAAGCCCGGCTTCCGCCGGTGTAGTATTCACGATCTGGGATTGTTGGTACTACGGAAAACTTCCAACAGTTTATAGAACACCTCGATTCTCCCAAATCATTTTTGTTATTATAAGATGTACCTCACCTATGTAGTCTGGTGGGGTATAATCACCCTACTGCAATATACTTATACCAAAAAAGCGGTTCTTAATGTAAAATATGGTTATGAATAAATACTTAGAAAAGATAGCATCCAAGTCTGACGGAGTTATAAACTCTATCTTCGGATTTGGAGATAGACTGATAGGCCACTCTGCCGGTCGTGCAAAGACTATACACAACTCCCTGAAGGACGCAGCTCATCTCGGCAACGGCATCCCAGCTTCTACCATGCGTAAGGCTAAGGAGCTGTCTGATGCCGCCTCTACTGCTTCCCGTAATACTCGTATACGTACTGCCCTAGCTGTGGGTGGGACTGGTACCGCAGGATACCTAGGTATTCATAAGTACCAACAGAATAATGATGAGAGAATTATGAGGAAGATACTATCTAATGCACAAAATAGTCAAGTATACTAAAATATGTATTGACTAAACTGTAGAGACATATTAGAATTAGGTCTTCTTACATAACATAAAGGAAACAAAATGTACATTCAAAACACACTGAGCCACACTCTAGTCCTAAAAGCAGGATACCTTAAATTGGCTGCTGGCGCAACAAACGTTAACCCCCTTACAGATGAAGATTACAAAGAAGTCTCTATTGCTGACGCAATCTCACGTGGTTGGGCAAAACGCGTGGACGGTGTTATCGCCGCTGCTGAAGTAGCTCCAATCCAAGTAACTGTGAACAGCACTAAAGGTGGCCTGACTATTGATGAGCTAAAAGCTCAGCAAGCTAACAAAGTGGAAGTTCCAGCAGCTACTACCACTGAACTAGGTCAAAATGATGGCATTCCTCAAGGCGGTGCAGAAGGCACTGCTATCGGTACCCCGGTAGAGTCTACAAATACCCCCCCTGTCGCTGAAGTAGTGGCCGAAGTGGTAGCTGAAGTAGTGGCTGAGCCTACTCCTACACCAGCGCCTAAGGCTTCTAAAGCCTCTAGGTCTTCTAAGTAAACAAAGTAGTCCTACACATAACTTGGAATACTTTCCGGCCTTAGGGCCGGTTTTTGTTTCTTCTAAACTAAAATACAATCATGGCCACTATACAACTTTTAACCGTAGATGAAGTACGAGAGTACCTGGGAGATTATGCCCAGAACAACCGCTTAATTGAAGGTGAGGAGTTTTCTGATACCCGTATCTCCCTATGCATGGTATTAGCCGTGGATGAGTATAATACCAACCCACCATTCACGGCTTATAGTACCGCTAATTTCCCCTCTAAATCAGTTCTACTATGGGGGACGCTATGGAAGATGTTTGAGGGTAAGGCCGCAGAATTTGCAAGAAATACACTGTCATATTCCGATGGTGGTGTACAGATTCCTATTGAGGAGAAAATGGAGATGTATAAAACTCTGGCTAACGGTTTCCATCAGAACTTTAATGACCAAATGAGAATTCTAAAAACACACGTTAATATGGAATCCGGTTGGGGTAATGTTCGTGGAGACGCAAGCCTCTTCCCGATATGGTAAATAGATTAATGTCCCGTACATAAACAATTGAGCGTTTATGCTTACCGTCTTAATCTAAAAGAAAGGCCTGGAGTTATCCAGGCTTTTTCTTTAGCTACTAAGAACCAAAGTCTCATGTTTAACCAATCCTCTGGCTTCATTCATTTCACCAGAATACCCTATACAGTTATTTATCAGCACACATTCTCCAAATACCGCAGTATCCTGATAATGAGTATGGCCATAGAACCAGTTCTTGATATTAGGGTTATCCATAATCAAGTCACTCAAGTCTGAAGCATAGTAGCAGTTAGAAGAATCTCCTTTATACCTCGGATCACATAGGCTGAACATAGGCAGATGGTGGGTTATTACTACCGCCGTCTTGTCAGGATTTTGTCCAGCCACCAAGCGTATGTATTCCCTATGCTTAGAATGAGTATGAACCCAGCGCTCAGAGGTAAACCTATCCCACTGTCCGTTAGGACCAGTTTCATATGCAATTTTCCCATCGTATGCCATGACGCGGTTCATATTCATCATGGAGAGGGGGGCCCTCTTATTCATGTCTGTCCACAGAGTGCAGCCGATGAACAGAAAGTCACCATCCACATAGGTATCACAATCAAGGACTTTAACATTGTGTAGCCCCCTATCAGCTAAAAGCTCATTACACTTCTCCCCACCCCTTCTGATTGTTAAACCACCGTGGTTAATAGGCCAGTAGTCATGGTTACCCAATACTATTAGTACCTGCTTAAACCTACACGCAACCTTCTCGATCCAAGTACCTCTTTCAACCTCTGATGGCCTGAGGTCTTCTGGTTTCAAAAGTGTAGTCTCATGAGATATATCTTCCCACTCAATGAACCTGGTGCCGATCCACAAATCACCAGCTAGTATTAATATAGTCTCTGCATCGTCTGGCAGAACAGGCGGGTACCACAGTTTACCGAGTTTGTAATGGTCTAAATGAATATCTGAGTATTCTCTTACTTTTACTTGTTGCATATACCACCTCCTAATTGTCTATGTTTAGTTATACCAAATTATACTTTATTATTTAGCTAATCCATCACACCGGGTGTACTAAACTATAAACATGGATGCATTATATTACTCATATGTTTATAAAGTATTAGACTTAACCTCCGGGGAGTTCTATATAGGATTTAGGAAAGGGAATATAAAAGCCAGGCGTACCCCTGAGCAAGATTTACTAGTTAAATATTTTACTTCTGGAGCACTAAAGAAGAGGATTATAAGGAACCCAAGTAACTTCAAAGGATATATTCTTTTTAGGAGCACGGACCATGAGGTATCGTATTGGTATGAACAGGTACTGATAAAAGAAAACAAGGGAAATCCTTTGTGTGTAAATAGAACCTACATAGACCCAGATACTGATCGTAAGATATTTTGGGGGGCTAATAACTCCTACTTCCTAGGGAAAACATTTGAAGGGATGTATGGTTTGGAGAAAGCTAAAGTATTAAAGAGTCAACTAAGTAAGGTGCTAACCGATAGGCTTAAAGGTAAAACATATGATGAGGTATACGGAGTAGAACTATCTAGAAAGCTACGGGAGGAAAAGAGTAAGCTTATGACTAGTCCAGACAACTTTAGAATAGGGAAAACCTACAAAGATTTATATGGAGAGGAGAGGGCTGCGGTACTAAAGGCTAATGCTAGTAGCAGATTCAAAGGGCAAGATAGAAGTTCCTGGGTTAATTATAAGTCAGTAGACGTTAGTGCCGTAGACCCGGAGGGTAATGAGTATTTAATACGGGGAAATATACGAGGGTTCTGTAAAGAACACGGGTTGGGGTTAAGTTCTGTAATAAGGTCATACAAAAATAAAACACCTCACTACACCGGGTGGAGTTTTCTCTTATTAGGTAAAACTCATGAGAGATTAGACGCTAAGTGTTAAAATAGAGCATGTCATTAAATACTTCATTTAATATAGGGTTCTTATTACAGGGTAATACCGTAGGTATTAGGGCATACCCTTCAACTTTATCTAATGACATATACACTTCAAGCTCGGTATCCGTACGGGTATTCCCGAGGTGGTATAAGCATACTTCAATAGAGTGGGCTGTTCCTCCTACTTGGGGCATGTGTGTATTTAACGTATACTTTAGTCAGACGGAGGATGGCCCCTGGGATCTTATAAATCCGACACCTATTAATGGCACCTTTTTGACAGAGGAGTACTCTAAGGAGTACTCTAAGTTTAGCAGAGGTTTTTATTCCGTCGAAGTTTTGTTGTTAGATAAAGGTTCTCATAGGGTGCGCAGCCCTTCAGTAACATGGGATACATACCAATCTAATTGGGTTGCATTGCGCTCAAACGAGATACAGCGTAGACAGTATATTCTATTGTCCAAGTTCTCAGGGGTTAAGTCCTACTTATTTAGACGTAGGGACTATGGTAAACGTTGTACTAACTGCTGGGATCCTAAGACTGAGAAGGTAATAAAGGACCATTGCACTACCTGTTTCGGAACTAGTTTTGAAGGGGGATACTTTGATGCTGTACCATTCTACCTTCAGTATGAACCTACCCCTAATGATGATCAGCGTACTTACTATGGGCTAATGGAACCTAACCAAATAGGGGCTAGATGTATATCTATACCAGAGATCAGACTAAATGATATAGTAATACGTGTAGGTGACTGGAATGCATACGTTATAGAAAGAATGACTAATACTGAACTAATGGCTAACACCGTCAGTCAGATAATGGTTTTAACACAACTTGGTAAGGATAGTGTAGAATATAATCTTATGACTAAAAATCTACCAGACTTCCCACAACAATACATTTAACGGAGATATTATGAGTAATAGGTATTTGGAAAAAATTGCAATGACTGTAGGGGCCGGTAACCTAATTAAAGGTATAAATACCACTAGTAGGCTAGAGTCAGATATGCTCAAAGGTAAGGCCCGTAAAATCATCCAGAGACAGGTGGATAGACATATCCCTACTGGTGGCCTAGCTACACTACGCAAATTCCCTCTTAGGGTTAATTAATGTCATCCTTTTCTCCTCTATTAGTTTCAAAACTAATCATAGAACCACTTAGGTATTTCTTTAGTAACTATACTAAAGACTATGACCTTGTGTGGGATTCTGATGAGAAGGTACGAACTATAGAGGTAGACCACCTGAATAATTTTCATAAGATAGCTATCCAGAAAAATCCTAGGGTTCTGATAGGTAGGGGGGACTACCAGATTAATAAGGTTGGAATAACAGATAACCTAGCCGAGGCTCTACCGGCCACCCTCAATGGTAGTGACGATAGGATTAATATGGTTCTTGTATCTGGATCTGCTCAAATAGTTATTGAGGCTAGGAATCAAGGAACATGTGATTTAATATCAGACATGGTTTCTCATTTCATTATATGGTCTAGACCATTCCTATGTGATACCCAGGGGTTTAAGGAGTTTGGACTGCCTATGGTAGTATCCGATTGTACCCCCGATCAAGAAGACAAGGAAAAGTTTAAGGTAGTAATATCTATACCTTATTTAATGGAGGAAAAATGGACCATCAGGCAGGAGGCTTTATCCCTAAAGAGCTTCTTTATATCTATGACTAACCAGTCCTGAGCTAAAATATTGTCATAGATTATACGGATATTATCCGTTAAACAGATTACAAACTCAGAATCTCTGGGTTATTTATTTAGGAGAGCTCTTAATGGCCTATGTAGTACCTTCACCTCTTGTATACCAAGAGTTACTAAATTCTGGTGGGGTGGCAAACTCTACCCCAGATCTAGATGCATGTATCATTGGTCCGGCTTTCAACGTTATTGATTACGTTGCCGGTGATGTTGCATCTTTGATTAAAACTGCGGCATCCAAAATAAGTGACCCAATTACAGTCACTCTAGTGGCTGGCTCAGATACCATTACCTTCACCTCTGCTCCTGCCGTGACGGTGGGTGATGTACTACTTATTCCCGGTGCTGGACTGGCTGGAAGTTCTCTACAAGCCACTGTTGAATCAGTAAATGGCATGGTAGTAGTACTGGATACCGTGGCTATTACTAGTGTAGTAGATGCTGCCGCTACAAAGCAGGGGGCCCTAGTTGATTCTGCAGTAACCAATACTTTCGTGATGCCTAGTCAAAAACCTGGCCAAGTTACTGATGTAGCCTCTATCAATGTGTATCTAAACAATGCCAAAGTACAAACTCTATCTACTAATTTCCATGCTTTTGCTAATAGCGGTGCAGTGGATATTGTCCCGGTAGTTGGCGTAGCAAGCATCGAATCTGGTTCTAGGGATGTTACCGGCTTCTCAGCCTCTGGTAAGTTGGTTATTGGCGATTCCGTTACCATCGTTGGTGCAGGTGCTGGTGGTGCTGACTTGGTGGCTAAAGTTGCCGCTCTACCTACTGCCTCTACTATTACCTTGGACGCTAGCACCCCTGCTGCTGTAACTACTGTAGTAGGTGCAGTTATCACTAAAACAGTTATCCAAAACATTAGCCCAACTACCTCTACTCTAGTCCTTGAGGCGGGTGATGATGTAGTTATCTCCTACACTAATAATGTTGGTACGGCTTCTACGTTCGAAACTACCGTTAACACTGTAGTTAGCCCAATTGGTGCTATAACAAATCTGACTCTGTCCGATGTGCTTCCTAGCGATATCAGTAAGACAACAGTAGTTAGTGTTCTAGCTAGCTCTGGCGCAACCTCTGTTACACTAGGTTCTGTTACAGGCATGGCTGTAGGTGATAAAATTAAGATCGCCTCCATCGGTGCTGTAATTGGTAATGACTTCGTGTCTACTATTACAGATATTACCGGTAGCGTGGTTACACTAGCAGACGCCCTGACCGGTGATGCAGCATTAAGCTCGGTAGTAGTTGTGGGTAACCAGGTTACTGTTAGCTCTCGCAAACTGTATAATAATCAACTATTACCATCGGCTAAGATATCTAATCCCCTGAGTCTTAACTACGATACCTCCACTACTGCTACCTCGGGTGAACTGGTTATCAATCCTAACCCAGAATTAGTCTACGGTGTGGTTAAAAATGCCGATGTTCATGTAGGATACCGTGCTCTGCGTACTGATCTTAGTGCATCAGTTATGGATGTGGCTAACACAGCAGACATCCAAGGTACCTTCGGGGATATCTCTGATGCTAACCCCCTAGCACTGGCTATTCAATTGGCCAAGGCTAATACTACGACACGTGTTAGATTCATCGCAATTGAGTCGGATGATTTGATTGGATACCAAAAGGCATTTGATTTGGCAGAAGGTCAGAGGCTGTATGCCCTGGTTCCACTGACACAAGATCAATCTATAATTGCAGCTCTGAAAAACCATGCACAACAAATGTCTCTACCTGAGACGGCTAACTGGCGTATTGCCCTGGTTAATACTGCCATTCCAACCGACGTGAATGTAGGCCCATTTAGCTCTGGCTTCCTGAATGCTAACAGTGGTAATAACGCTATTGCAGTGTCTGCTGGTAAATATATCCTTACTGCATCTAACGCTACATTCCTTAGCGATGGGGTTACTCCTGGTGATATTACTCATGTCTATAATGGAGTAACGTTACTGGGTTCATACACCGTTCTTGAAGTGGTAAGTAACCAACAAGTAGTGTTGGATACCATCTCTACTGTTTCCGGCGTCTCCTACTATGTGTCTCGTATACTGACTAAGACTCAAAAGGCTCAGTCAGTTGCCTCGGTAAGTAAAAGTTTTGGATCTAACCGAGTTATTCATATACAACCGGACACCGTCGGTGTAAACATCAATGGCACTATTAAGTATCTACCGGGCTACTACCTGTGTGCAGCAGTGGCTGGTCTAGTGGCAGGCTTCCCTGTGCAACAAGGTTTCACCAACATTGGGGTTGCGGGTATCGCTGATATTAAATACAGTAACTTCTACTTTACTCGTGCTCAACTAAACGCTATGGCGGAAGCTGGTACATTCTTATTTATACAAGAGACTAGTGGTTCTATCCCATATTGCCGCCATGAGCTAACTACAGACGTTACTGTTCTAGAATATCGTGAGTTATTAGTAGTTAAGAATTGGGACTTCCTATCTTACTTCTACTATGACAAGCTAAAAGGATTCATGGGTTCCTGGAATATTACTGCTGAGACCCTGAATACAGTTCGCAGGACAATAGATGCTTCTTCTGAGCTGCTTAAGGCTAAAAAGTTGCCTAAGATTGGAGCTCCTCTTATTGATGCTAAAATAACAACACTGGAACAGAGCATCAATAAAGATACTATTAACTGCAGATTGAATGTATCGGTCGTGTATCCATTCAACTACATCAACCTATACTTGGTAATCTAGTAAATATACACAGGGGTCTCCGGACCCTTTTTAAAGAAAAGGAATAATTATAAATGGCTACAGCAGCTGACGACAAACTAGGTACGGTAGGAGAAGCCGGGTTTGGCCTGAATTGGGACTGGAAGGGTTCCTACATGGACAAACTGAGTTCTGAGGGATACGAACGTTTTTCTCAATTCTCAGCCTCACCCGATACTACGGCCCTATTTGCAGGACCAGCACGTTATACCGGCTTAGCCGGTGATGGTGCTAGTCTAATCCCTATTGGACTGGCGGATGGAATTGGATTCCAATCTCAATCCGGTATCCAACCCCTGTATGAGATTGGCTCTAATCGTACCTTTTTCACACGTGGTAAAACCACTCACTCAATGACTATGGGTAAGATGTTGGCCGATCAGAGGAATATTCTTGCAGCTCTATCAGCCGCAGCATATCGCCCACTAATGGCTACGGATGGTTCTAAGTCACCTGGTGCTGAAAGTCCCAACCCTGACATCATGATGAATCTCGACTCAGAATTCTTCGCAGTACCATTCGGACTACTGATGGTATTTAAGACACGAGGGGGTGGTAGTGACGGATATGGTAAGGCACTTACTGCTCTATATTTAGAGTATTGTATGTTTGCTAACTATGGTTTTAACATTGCTTCTCAAAGCCCCGTTATTCAAGAGTCAGTGAACCTTGCCTTTGATAGGCCGGTGCCGGTGTCTTTCCAATAAAACACCCACAGGAGTATAATAAGAGCCCGGCTAGTCCGGGCTTTTGTTTATGTTATAATACTATTATGTTTAATATCCCAGTAAAGCTAGACAAAGGCCTCGAAGAAGGTATTGTCATGGAGATAGACGCTAAAAGACTTATATGCAAAGTAGTTACTGTCTTTGGCAAAAACCTAACCAGGGTTAAGTGGGTTCTCCCTTTTGGTGGGGCTTCTAGGGCTGGAGACAGGGGTACTCCGTCACAAGGAGATAGGGTTATATTATCTTATGGGCTGGGGTATCCACTCATAATAGGGTTCCTACCTGAGCTAGACGGGGTAAATAGGAATGATCCATCAGAGATAGCAGGGGAGGAATACTCGGTAGATACTGGCAACTTCAGTGGCTCAGCGGGAAGCTCCTCAATGATAGATCCTAATAAACCAAGAGACTTTCTTTCTGGGGATAGAATATTCTCTACTTTAGGGGGGGCCCTGTTAGGACTACTCCGTGGCGGGTCAATACTAATACGAAGTGGTGCATTCTCAGAAATATTCATTTCTAAGTTAAGTAACTTAGTAAGAGTGGTCTCTGGTAATTGGGAGCACTTTACGGATGTATGTACTGACGTAATTAAAAACTATAGGGGTAGGGTATATAGATACACCGGGTATAACAATACTTATCTAGCGGCTAAGAATGAGGTATATTCCTACGAGGAATTCACGGGTGATACAGCCTTATCAAAACAGCTAAAGGCCTCCTATACTGGTGATGTAATTTCCATAGCCCAAAGCGATATTATTCGTAGAGAACTGGTTACTATAGGGGAAGTAGAGAGGGTTGACCATAAGATAGGCCTAGCCGGATTAGACGAAACCATTATTACTAACACAAGCGGCGTAACTACTATAAAGAATAGTGGCGATGAAATAGTAGTTAGCCATAAGTCCATAGATAATATAGAAAGTATTGCAGTAATAGATATCACAGGTATATCAGTTAGAACCGGGGCTAGTGGGGCTACTCAAAAAGCATCATTACATATAGATGAGAATGGTAATATTGAGATAACTCATGATGGCTTTTTAAATGTTAATACTACCGGAGCTGCTAATGTAATTGCAGGTGGTAAAGCTACGGTTAAAGGTGCTATAGTAGATATAGATGGCGGGGGTGGTGAAATAGGGGGGGTAATACAATCTTCATGTATCTGCGCGTTCACAGGTGCCCCACACGGGCATATTTCAGGATCAGTTAACTCAAGTAAATAGGGATGATATATGGCAATGACAGCTGAGGGTATGTTAGCAAAGATTAAAGCAGCAATGTCCCCCCCTACACAAACATCAGATAGGGCTGCGGCCGTATTAGATGCTGACGCAGCTATGTTAGCACTATGTCAAGGCATTATTGAGGAGATAGTAACTAACTCTGAGTTAGTGGCTACTGCACGTGATTCTGGATCAGCAGGTTCTGGTATCCAAACTGGCAGTGTGAAGTAACCTTGATTAATCTAAAAACTATACAAGGGTTCCCCCTTGTTAGTTAGTGGGATTAGAATTGGGTATTTTGTTGGTTGAAATAATTTTGAGGATAGCTTATTTCGGCTACTGATTTGTTTATTCATAAAACCTCCTGAGCTTTAAAAGGGTGGAGCGCCTTTAAATATACTCCACCCTACATAGGTACTTTCTTCCAGTTCTGGATGTTCGTCGCTTATCCTAAGCGGTTGATTCATGCAGTCTGTGCCTGCTGAACTTCAACATTGTTGACGCCTTGAGAAACAAGTTCTTCTACTCTTACGTCTTGACTATTGCGCACGTTCGCCGTACTACGCCCATAGATTTCTTTGAATTGATTTATAAAATGAGACCCAGCTTGTGGGTTAAGCTGGTTGAACCAGTTCAATCGCCCATTCATAGCACTGATAAATTCATCTTCGGTTATCTGAGTTTTGGATGCCTCAGCCTCTATACCATTGATTTCACAGTTATGTATGATTGCCCTGAGTGTATTACGCTCAGATTTTTGCAGATTGACCTTACTGTTCACAACGGCTCCACAGACATACTGCCGTTGGTAGTACTTCATTACCTTAGTTTTCTCCGAGTTAACCCTAAACCCGAATCTTCCTACGGTCTCTTTTAAGTATGAGATAAGAGAGTGCACCGTATCACTTCCCATGTCGTCTATTAAGCTATCTGAAGATATAGTAATATCATCGGCATATATAGTTAGTGTATAACCACGCTCTTCGCAGTACTCCTTTATTAGGGGTCCGAAAGTATATGTTGTAATAATATTGCTTAATTTAGGACTTGTCAGGGCCCCCTGTGGTACAAATGACTTGTACGTACACAGTTCAGACAATAATAGTGCTGGCTTTTCGCCAAAACCTAAGTGTTTAAATACCTGGTTTAAGTGATACTGTTTGATACTTTGGAAATAGTCCTTTAAATCAACGGAGACTATAACCTTCTTACCTACATGCTTCTGAGCCATTGCAGGGATACTTCTACCCTTTTCAAATGCATATAGATAATCAGGAACCTGTACCTGTTCCAGGATCTCTTTCAAGATCTTGAATTGAATCAGTCTCATTGGTTGGTCGGGGTTGTACAGAGTCCGATATTTCCCAGCTGCCCCCCTCTTCCTGATGGATAGAGTGGAGTAGTGATTTAACTTGTTCATCCCAACATAAGTCAGCCTGTTTGCAAATTTCATTTTCAACTTCAATGCTAGCTGTCTGTTGGTCTGAATTGTAAATAGTGGGCTCGCCACTGGATATAGGGACAACTGAGGGTACACTGGATTTTGTGAGCTCAGCTGTTGTTGCAATTGATTTAGTTCCATTTTTCGTTATCTCCAATTTTCTTGACTTACGTATGACTCCTCTCATTAAGTCTGGGAGAGTCACCATATAACACTTCTTGTTTATCACTACTATCCCCTCACGTAATACTGGGGGGTGCTTATCAAATCTCATTATCAGATCACTCTCCGAGTATGGTTGTAGAGTAATTCTGAAATAGTTATATAAGTCACCATGTTTAACAATAAAGTAATTATTTTTTAAAGTCATGATTTCGGATACCGACGTAGGGGCTTTTATCTTTGCAACGAAGTCATTAGGTATTACTAAGGACACAACACCTCCCATTGGTTAGTAACTAACCAGTTTAGCCGGGGGTAGGCTCCATATCTGGTGCCCAGGAAAAGAACTTACCCTCGAACATTGTTAAATCCACTTCTGGATATGAATATGTGTTAAACACTTTATGGGACTCTGTAGAAGTATTAGCCACTTCAACTTCTGCGCGTTCAGTGTTTACTACGGTTTGGGTAGTTGAGTTTGTTTTGGCCACTTCACTAAGTATATCTGCGTAAGCTTTCTTACATTCAATGACTATAGTGACCACTGCTTTTACCAGGTGTATCAGTGCGGATAGCACTGAGGCTGCTTTTATCAGAAAAGGTATCATTCGTTTCTCTTATAGATTATAGGTTTTAAAGGCTTTCTATAAGGAAGATTAAGTACTCATATTACCTAACTTAGTTATACCAATATTATGTAAAATATTTAACTATAGAGCCTCCGCACTTTATACGCATTACCCTTCCGCACTTTATTTTTAGACTTATTCTTTATAATCAATCACTTAGTATTTTCTTCCGCACTTTTTTAATTAATTACGCACTTTTTATTTTCACTTAAGC